TCCTCGCAGATTCTTTTAATTTCAGCCTCGTACTGTTCTAGCCACTGGCCATCGCCCTTCACATTGTAAAGCACATAGTTTTTCTTTGGCATATCCCAGCAATCTTCCAGCCGATACCTTACCATAAAGTTTGCCATTTCGCGTCTAAGCTGGGGGATATTCTTTGCCCCTTTCACTTTAAAGCCATCTTTTTCCAAGAAATTAAGGTCAAACTTCAACTTGTTGGAGCCTAAAGGGTGGCCGGCAAGTTTAAGGTAAGCAAAGAAATCATCTGCCCTATTGGTGTTGGGTGTGCCAGAGGCAAAGGTAATATGGGCATCAGAGCCTTTAAGGATAGCCTTCACTGCCTTAAACCTTTGGGTTTTGGTACTCTTAATCCGTTGGCACTCGTCTAGGATAATGTGCTTTATGCCCTTGCTTCTAAGGTAATCAACACTCCTATGCAATAGGTCATAGTTGATAATGATAAACTTTTCGTTTAGGGCTTGGATAAAGTGGCGGCGCTGGGAATACACTACGGTAAACTCAAAGGAGTTAAATCCCCACTGCTCACTCAGGGAGGTTACCCAGTTGTCTTTGGCACTGGCCTCACAAACTATTAAAGTTGGGTAGAGGTTTTTGTACTTAGACTTCATGATGGTGGTAATGGTTTTGCCGGTGCCTTGGTCTAGGGCTGCTAGGGTGTGCTTGTTGGTTACGGCAAACATTAGGGTGTCTATTTGGTGGTGGCGTAGCTTCCTGCCGTTGAGGGGGAATAGGGAGTGTACCTTGGTGTCAAACATTTTGTAGAGTTTGTTGTATGCTACCTTTAGCTTTTCGGCGATTATGACGCCTTGGGGAGACTTCCAATCTATGCCTCTATCATCAAGGAGATTCTTTACCGCCTCTTTGCGGAGCGCCGAAAGGTTACCCTTCCAATAGGCTTTTCCCCCCACCACAACCTTTGTCATACCATACAGCTCTGCATAATACTCTCCCTCCCTATACTCTAGATATAGGTTCCCATTCTCCTTTAAGTGCATCATAGATTCTCTTTCAGGAAGGCGTCAAAATGCTTGTAGGATTCAAAAACATTGGCGAGTTTCTTGCTAAGTTCTTTTGCAGTCCATTTCTTTTCCAGCATAGTATCAATAGCATCTTTGAATACAGCATACATAAGGTCGGAAGCCTCGGAAGAGCCATCTGCCAACCACCTGTCCCCTTCACGCACAAACACTAAGTCAATCCCTCTGCAATACACCTCAGCGAAGCTAGAATTGTCTGTATCTACAATCACATCGCCATACGTTTCAATCGTGCCATAGCCATCGAAATTAACATATCCGGCAGAGGTAACAATCAGGCAGTCTTTACTTCCCCTTACGAGGGTGTCAAAGTCGTGCTGGTTGTGGGGGGTGGCAGAGTAAGAAACCTTGCCCATTGCGGTGTAAACGTACTCATCATCTCGATAGTCGCTTAACTTGTTGATTACAATTTTTATCATGGTTTAAAGTATTTCCTCTGTGAATTTAATCTCTACACCTTCCTCTGTGTCCCAGCCAACCTTTTCAAAGATAAGCTGAATATCCTCTCCGGCCAAGTCAACAATCCGCTCAAAGGTATCTTTGTCCATTGAGTTCATGTCTAGCTTCATTACCCTAAAGTTTGAGCCTAAAGCCCGGAAGATATGGAAGCCTACCTCGTATATCTTGGCAGTGTTTATCTGCCCTTCCTCAAAGGGTAGGCCGTTTAGGTAAACACCATCATCATCAAACGATAAGCCTTCCACTGGCAAGGAACTGCTAGAGAGTATCTCTGCCTTTTCCCTATCTATGTCAGCGAGTTTATTGGTTAAGGAAACACTTGCCTTTTTGTAGTGTTGGAGTTCTTGGTGTTGGGCTATGAGTGCCTCTTGGATTTTTACTTTGGCGTTATGCTCTTCGGCGGCCTTTAGCTTTTCGGATAGATGCCCTGCCGAAGGCTTTTCCCTTTTCTTTAACCAAGCATCAGCCTTTTCAATCTCTACCTTTAGGGTTGTGTTTTCAAGCTCTAATGCCTTAATCTTTTCCCGGTAGCCATCAATCGCCGAAAGGTTATCATTGAGCTTATCAAGCCTCTCCGCCTTGCCACTCTCAGCCCTAACATAAAGCTCAACTTCTTTCCCTACATTCTGCATCTGGGAATAAATATCCGAGGTGTCAATAGCCTTTAGCATTTCCCCCAACTCCTGACCTTTGAGCTTACCTTCGTACTCAGAAACCTTTCGGTTAACATCTGTACGATCCTCATAGGCCTTTTTCCTTTCAATATCTAACAGGTCTAATTCTTTCTTCCTACCAGACAAAGTTTTAAGAAGCTCAATTTGCTCGTTTTTCTTGCGTCTAAGGAAGTTTTCCACTACGTCAAAGGAGATAGTGCCAAGCATCTGCCGAAAGGCCTTTATACCTAACTTCTGGCCTTGGGAGTTATGCACTGTGATATTCCCTTCGGTTTTACCGGTGTTGTTAGACCATACAGCCCTTACCTTGTAGGTATCTTGCTCATCTCCCACCTCCACGATTACCTCTGCCATAGTTTCCCCTTTACGGATTACCTCTGTGGGGTGGCCTTGGCCGGAAAGGGTGGAGAGGAAGGCTTGAATGGTTGATGTCTTACCGGCACCATTGGGCGCGGTAACAATGAACGACTTGCCATCTACGTTTATCTGGGCTTCGGATATGCCCTTGTAGTTCTTAATGTGTGCGCTTTGTAGCTTCATGGTTTTTATTGTTTAGGTTGTATGATTACTCCTTGTGGATATGATAATTCACTTTCATTCACTCCTATTGGCATATTACCCCAACTTTCTTCAACAGGTAGTATTGTTGCTGAGGATAGGATTTCTTTTAAAGTAGATATTCTTCCTTCTAATGAACCTAATGTATGACTTGGTTTCATTAAATGGATATTTATTCCTTCAAGTTCAGCTATCTTAGCTTCAATCTCTTGTTTACCCTCTTGGGTTAAATAAATGCCTATCATGGTTTATTGGTTAAAGGTTTCGTTGTACTATCGTTCACCGCTGCTGCAATTGTTTGTAATATCCAAAATTCTCCGTGTTTAAAAGCCTCATTACTCTGCTCCTTCTCCATTTCTTTGGCTTGATAAAAATCAACTGCTGAAAGTTTACCATTTTCATTTAGTTGCACTTCCAACCATTCTACTGCTGTTTGCTTTGGTGTCATGGTTTTTTGGTTTTAAAGGTTTCGTTGTAGTAATGTTCTGCTTGCTTAGTAGCTTCCATTTCTAATGGGTGTATAAGTCCTGTTAAGTGTGCATCAATAATCTGCTCCTTCTCCATTTCTTTGGCTCGGCTAAGTAATCCTTCTAAAGTACTCCACGTCATTTGAATCTCGTGTTTATTACCAAATGATTCTAATATATCTTGAAGCCACTCAACCGCTGTTTGTTGTTTGTTGTTGCTCATAAGTTATTTGTTATAGGTTTCGTTGTAGTATTTTTCAGCGTCTGCCATTGGGTCATCATCATTCCAACCGTTGTTTGAATAGGCGGATTATCTGCTCCTTCTCCAGTTCTTTGGCTTGTTCGCAAAAGTTAATAGCTTTGACTAATCCAATTCTATAATCCCCTGTACGATTTGTGCCAAGTTGATTGTGGGCAGATTTTCTTATTTCTTCTTTTAGCTGGCTAATTACCAATTCTAACGCTGTTTGTTTAGATTCTAACGCACCCTTCAACCTCATATAGTTTTCAGCTCTTTGCTTAGCTTCTTCGGTAGGTTCTTCAAGTCTTTCTTGTAAAGGTTCACAATCACAAGTTATAGTATGACCACAATAACATTTAATTTGTTTAGGTTCTTCTTGTGGAATGATGATTTTGTATCTATCTTTAAATGAAACATCACCTCTTTGATGATATTTTCTAACCTCAACCCTCTCACAACTTGGATTCTTTACAAACCATTCTAAGAACTCATTGTCAATAGCTTGTACCCCTTCTGCGATTAGGTCTGGGTCTGTTGTCATTATAACTAATTTACACTCTGACAAATCAGTTAGATAATTAGGGAACTTGTTTAAAATTTGCCCTTTTTCTAATTGCCATTTACCTTTGTGTGGTCTTACATCTTTAATTTCTTCATCAGAAGTGATGTAGAGGTATTGATGCAGAACATCAGCGCCCTCTTGCTCTTTTGTAATTAAATGTACGTTTCTCATGGTTTTGTGTATTAAGGGTTAAATGTTAATGGATAGATATTCTTCGCCTTTGGGTGTTATTTCAAAATCGCCCCTACAACCGCAAGTGCAACCATTTATTAAGCCCTTTTTAATAAGCTGGCTCATTTTAGCTAAAATTAATTTCTTGGGTGCAAAAAAGATTGCTTTGTTTTCAGGCATTGAATTTCGTACAGAATACCAGCTACAAAGATTGCCTTTTGCCTTTAGCAAAAATTGCAATATTAACTCATCTGGTATATCCTTGCATTGAACGATGTTTGTCATGGTGTTTGGTATTAAAGGTTAGTAGGGTTTGACCAGTCAATGCGGTAGCTTGCGTTGTTCTGATTTTCAACCTTAAAGCCGTTCATTATAAGCCTTATAATGTCTTTTTCAGCAATCGGGTTATGTACCCAGCAGTACAATTCGCCTTGCTTGGCTTTGTCAATGCAGATGGCTTCGATTTCAGCCATTGAAATTCTTGGCTTGATGGTTGCCAAGTTGTAAAGGTGGTTTGCGTAAATCATGGTGTTTGTTGTTAATTGTTTATCTCGTTAAGTTCAATTTGCAAGCTGCTAATCATTGATGATACTCTGCCCTTGGCAAACTCAGCCTCAACAGGCATATAGCCGAGGGCAAGGCTTAACTGCTCAATGGCGAAGCGTAGCCTTTCGGCGTTTTCCCTCTCCCTAGCAACCTTAAACAACTCCTTACCACCGTACATATTTGGCAATAACATCTCTTCTAAGAAATCAACGCCACTCATTTCCAGTTCCTTACTTCATAATAAAAACTGAAACAAAGCCAGCTAACGCTAAACTCCAAATGCAACAGCACATTCATTCTCTGGAAGTAATCTACCCTCACGCATGGCAATAGGTAAAACGCATTTTTGTGGAAGTAGTAACTCATTGGTTTTCTAATTTATATTGTTTGCAAAAATCTTTAAACTCACAGTAATCGTTGCAGCGCTTGTTCTCGCCCTCAATCTTTTTTACTATCACGCCCTCTGGGTGCTTATGCTCATTCTCCAACACCCACTGCAAAGCATCGTTCTCGCGGTAAAACTCACTCGCTAAAGACCTCTTCTGCTTCTCTGGGTTGGCATTATACACCTTCCAGGCACTTGCACTCTGCCACTTCTCCTCTGGGGTGCATTGGTAAGAGTCCGGCCCTTCAAGCTCTACCTTCTGGTGCAAGGCGATCCTTTCGGTAACATACTCCTCAACCTCCTTAAAGCCCATTAGCGGGACCTCAATTTCCATTACCCTTTGGGGTGGATATACAGATGAAGATGTGGACTGTGCCTTACTTTTCTGCCAATCCCTGAACCACTTAACAAGTACCGATTGGGCAATGTCTATGTCAAGTTCCTTTTTAATCATCCACCGGTAAATGTTCTGTTGAAGGTTGTGCTGCCGAGATTCGTACTTGTTGGCATAAGACCATACCGACACCTTCTTAAAGTCAATGAGCTTCCTCTTATCAAGCTCTACCCTATCAAACTGCCCCTTTAGATGCCAGCCCAACACTTCAACTTGCATTATCTCCTCAGTGATAACATACTTGCGGTAATATGGGAAGCCGGAAGTTAACACTTCTTGCAGCCCTTCCCTAATTTCTTTTGATTTGAAATATAGGGGCATCTGCTCTCGGTTGTTGAACTGGCTGACTAGCTTGTCAAGAACTTCTATGGCTCGGTGCAAGGTTCTGGCATCGGCGTTATACACATCGGCCATTTCAAGTACATAGTGTAGTGCTGTGCCCTCAATAGCTGGGAGCATATCTACCACGTCTTTGTGTACCTTGTTGGCATATTTCTTTTTGAACTGCCGAATCTTTGGGCTGTCAATAAGACTGGTAACGCTTATATCCCCCTTGCTAATGTACGTTTCGCAATGGGCGGCTTTGAAGATTACCTCTGGGAGGTTGTGTTTGTTGGTTAGCATTGTGCAATGTTAAGTATTATTTTCACATCAAAATGTTAAAAATAGTTAAAAGAAAAGCGGCCACAACGAAGTAGGGCTGTTTCGCCTATACATTAGTTAGGCACAACCTTAAAAAAGACAGTCCAGCACATTCGAGATAGTTTCTAAATCTTTTTTATGCTTTGGATTTAGACTTGAATAAGATTTTTTTGCTTCAATTGCATAATTCACGTTTTGAATGCAAATACTTATTTCAGTTTCATTCCTGGTAAATTTGTGTTTCGAGCATTGCAATTCTTCATCAGATACTTTAAAACAACAGGTTTTTACACCTGCTATTTTAGCCCCAGTTCTTTGTATTTCAATGCCATTTGTATTAGTAACCGTATCGGAAGTTATTTCTCCAATAGTTTCAACTGATAAATATCCATTTTTAGATAAACTTTCATTCATTCCAAAAAACAAATCAATATCAGAAATAGGTCTATTAATTAATCCAACAGCATTTAAGGCAATTGATCCGCCGAAAACGGCATTTGGAGTTTGTTTAATAATCAGTGAAATTGCGTTGAATATTTCATCTGAAAGGATTTCTTTATTTTCTAAGTTTTTCATATTCTTGATTTTAAAATTTAACAAATAAAAGGCTGCGTATAACAGCGTGTTTATGCAAGCGGGCGGACAACTTGCGATTAGTAATTAAGTTCGTGCTATGCCCGCCTGACATAAACACGCAAAACGTTATTTACACCCCAAACCTACAAACTATTTCAATACACAAATGTTAATAATAGTTAAAAGAAAAGCGGCCACAACGGATAGCATTATAACGGCAACATCTTCAACATCAAGATGCTCGCAGTTTACCACTTTGTTGTCATAGTAGATAAACACTGATACCATGAGTAAAACAGCTATGGCAATCATGGCATGCAGATTATTATTGTATCTCCAACTTCATGTGGCTCGGAGGTGTATAGTTTTCCGCACTCCCCATCAATGGTTTTAACTTCATATTCTGGAATGCCCAAGGCCGCCGAAACGATAATCAATATCAACATTTTCATACGTTAAAAATTACACCGTTAACTCTCCCTATGGCAAAAATAGTCAAGGGGATAAAATAAATCTTTACGCTCAGGACAATAATCCCTGCCCAGAGCAACAGCATAAATGCCTTAGTCAATACTTTTTTCATGTCTATAATCTTCACTTGTTGGTACTTCATAACCCATTCTCTCCAGGTACAAAACGCAATCGCTAACAAAGGTTTTGAGCCTATTAAAGCTCATATCCCTCTTTCCCATTAGCACAGGGGTTTCCTCCCCAGTCAAAGGGTTATGCACATTTCTTTTTGCAAATTGAAACTTCAAAAAATCATCTGCATAGCTCTCATCTGCCGGCTCGCCCATCTCTCTCAGGAAAGCCATGCAAACTTCCAGCACAACAGCGTGGTAGTAGGCATACATAGCCTCCTTGCCCCTATTCGCGGTGGTAATAACTACCCTGCCAGTCATTTTGGGCAGGAACTTCTTAAAGTCCTCATCAACAATAATCCTCCCTTCCTTTATCGTGGCGTAGATGGTCATGCGAATTGTTTTAACTCTTGGTAAAAGCCTCTGTCAAACTCTTTGGCATTGGATATTTGCTTGTCGTAGTATAGCAAGGTAGTTCTATCTTTACCTATGAATGCCCAGACAACTTTTCTGGCAATCTTTAGGGAGGAAAGGTAAAAGTATATTGCTATTCGGGCTTTTACAAGCTCCCGGTTCTTTTTCTTCCCACGAATATCCTCCAAGGTAACATTGTAGTAGGCCAAAATATGGTCAACAGAGTTCTGGGCGGCATCCATCTGCCTTATCCTGTTCTGTATCTCCAACCCAAGCTCAATGAGTTGCAACTTATTCAATTCCGAAAGCCTTAAAGCGCTCATAAGATTGTGGATCGTGTTTTTGTATGTAGTCTAGTTTAACTCTTAAATTGTTATGCCCCTTCACCTCCTGGGCATAAGCCTCCCAGCTTTCCCATTGGTGGTGGGCAGTTCTGCCTTCCAGCTGAATGTTATTCACGTCCCAAGCAAGTTCACTCTTACCCATTTCTTGGCATCGCTTAACGCTGATTATGTGGGAACAGTCTAGCCTTTCATCTGTCCGCCCTGAGGCGTGGCAGTAATGCTCTACGCTATCCACCAGAGATTGCTTGGCTTCCTTTATCTTGGCATCAATGATGCTCTTAGACACTCTCCCTGAGCTTGTGTTGTAGTGATTCATGGAGTTCAAGGAGTTGGTGGATATTGGCAAAGTTTTCCTCTATGTACCTATTGGGTTTAAAGGAGTTGGTGTATAGGGTGTGGTAGTTAGATATGAGTTCTTTCATTCTCACAAAGTATTCCTCTGGGTGATAGTTTTTGCTTGTCTGTTCCCACCTAAACTTGTCTAGGGTTTCTTTGGCATGGAGTATCTCTCCGGCGTGTTCAACGGCGCCGTAAATCTCTTCCAAGTGCTGATAAACCAATACCATAATCGGGCCGAAAGATGCAAGCATAGCGTTCATGCTCGGCACCTGAACCAACCGGAACAAATTCATAGGGATAACAGCCTTTAGCGTGTTATTTTCAACAACTATCTTCATAGTATTGGAGCGTGAAACCCATTCATCACGTAGTGTGGATGGGAGGTAAGCGACACGCTAACGCCTTTAAAGTTAAACAAATTTAAAACTATTTTCTGATATAAGAAACTTTTAGTATTTTTGTACGTATTTATTATTGTATGAAACTCACTTTGAAAATTAAACTTTTGCCTACTGATGAACAGGCTAACTTGCTTCTCGATACGATGAAGGAAGCTAATACTGTTTGCAATGCCATTTCTGAGGTGGCTTGGGAGAAGCGTATTTTCAATAATTTTAAACTCCATCACGAAGTTTACCATTCTTACAAAGCTACATTCAAACTTTCTTCTCAAATTCTTGTACGTTGTATTGCAAAAGTTGCTGATGCCTACAAACTTGATAAGAAAACCAAGAGAGAGTTTCGTCCACTTGGAAGTATTGGTTATGACAGTAGGATTATGACCTACAAGCCGAATGATATTGTATCTCTTTGGGCTATTGGTGGTAGGATTAAAATACCTTTTGTGTGCCATAACCGAAATTATTTGCCTTACATTAAAGGTGAGGCGGATTTGGTTTACAAGAAAGGTAAATTTTACTTGTTTCAAACCGTTGATGTTCCCGAAGAAGAAGTAAAAGATATTGAAGAATTTATCGGAGTTGATATGGGGCTGTTGGAAATAGCGGCACTTAGTAATGGCAAATCTTTTAATTCTAAAAAACTTAACGATTATAGAGAAAAACGACAAAAAGTAAGGAGTTCGCTTCAAAGCAAAGGTACGAAAGGCTGTAAAAAAGTCCTGAAACGATTGTCTGGCAAAGAACGAACTACAAGTACAATTATCAATCACACAATAAGCAAACAAATTGTTCAACTTGCAAAATCCGAAGGTAAAGGAATTGCAATTGAGAATTTGAAAGGCATTAGATTTTCTGCTAACAAGAAAGGCAAAAAATTTAGAAGCAGAGTAGGAAAATGGAACTTCAATCAACTCAGAAGTTTTCTTACTTACAAGTGTTTGCTTAATGGCGTTAAATTGGTAGATGTGCCACCTGCTTATACGAGTAAGACTTGCCATAATTGTCTGCATATAGGCAATAGACAAGGCAAAAAATTTACTTGTAAAAACTGCAATTCTGTGTTTGATGCTGATGAAAATGCAGCAAAGAACATAGCATTGTTGGGGATGAATGTAAACCATCCTGAAAAGCCGAGTATGTTGTACTGTCAAGTGCATTCGTTCTTAGGTTTAAAGCCCATCCCATCGCTTTAGCGTGGGTGGGTAGTTTACATAAACTTCGTTGTAATTCCAAGTAACTTAAAAATCTTTTCGCAATCTTTGAACCGTATTGGCCGGTAGCCACCATGCAGCCGAAAGAACTTGTCGTAAGACATATCCAGCAGGTTAGCCACTTGGGCTACCTTTAGCTTCTTGGCTACCATTGCATAGCGGATAACCTCTAGGAATGGCCGGTCGGTGTGGGGAGTGTACGTGCCCCTGAACTTCACCTTAAACTCTAAGGCTATGCTCATGGCTTTGAGATACCTTACCACAAGCTTCATATCAACATCTTCACCACTTTCAATCCTTGGGCCGGAAGAACTATCAACCTCTTTCAAGGTCATGTTCCTAGCCTTGCGAAGGGCTTGTAGGTTTCGGCCTAGTGCCATACCACTTTCTGTCATAGTAGTTGGTTTACTTTTTGGATTAAACTTTCGCCGATATACTCTCGGCAAATGTCTGCGGTTTGTTGGCGGTTTAAGGCATCACTATAAGCATCAGCAGCAGCAGCATAAGCAGCATAAGCAGCAGCAGCATAAGCATCAGCAGCAGCAGCATAAGCAGCATCAGCAGCAGCACGAGAAGCAGCAGCAGCAGCGTCTAACTCTTCACGAGTAGCTTTGCCTTCGCCAAATGCAATAGCTACATTAACAGCGTTTATACTTCGCTCGTCTTTCATTAAATGCCTTATTGTATTGGCATAATGCCCTTTTGCTAATGTGCAAAGTCGCAAATCTGCATCAACTTTTTTGGCAAGCCACAGCAACCAATCCCCTTGGTGGCAGGTTGCAACTACTTCTTCAATGGGCATATCACCTGCCCATTCTCTTGCACTTTCGCAAGCGTCTAATTCGATTAAAAGTTCTTTGAATGTCATTGTGTTTGTTTTAATCGCATTCGATAAATTGAAGTCTGGATGGCGATAAGCACCCCCAGGTTCTTTTTTTTGCAGTAGTCCATGTGGCCGTACTTCTTGCCGTTGTGCTGAACATCATAGATAACAAACACATCTTCCCCTTCAAAATTCTCTAGGGCGGCCCTGGCGGCAAGGTAGTGGCCGGTTAACTCATTCGGCGAGTCGAACTCATCGGTTAGCTCTGTGCCGTTAATCGTTACGGTAATGGTTCCCATATACTGTACTCTGAGCTATCAATCTTTGGGTTGATTGCCTTAAAGCCTCGGTCATAAACCCTAGGGAACATAAAGCCCCCTTTAGAGGCTGTGGTAGCATCTACTTGGTCGATTGTAATTCTCATTTCGCCTTGCCAAGCGCTGATGACTACAACATCACCCACTTGCAGTTTTTCGCCATAAACTCTGGATCTCTTTTTATCTTTTGCCATTGGTTAAAAATTTAAAGGTTTGGAACAAAGGTATAAATTTATTCAGGGTTACCAAGTATTTGCAAAAAAATACCCCCCTATCTTTCAAGGGGGAGTATCTTACCCTTACCTGCAAACACTTATTGTTAATACTCTAATAAGTATCTTCTGTACTTAACTTATTGTCCCTCAGCATCTTAGCAGCAGTTTTCTTTGAGTTAATTCCTTTAGTGAGTGCAATGGAATCTTTTATCGAATCGGCAAGGTCGCCGAAAAGTATTTCTTGCAAGGGCACTTTAAGATACCAGCTCAGCACAATAAGTTCCGAGAGTTCAATCCTAGGGTAGTAGCCTTTCCTATCTTTCAACAAGTACCTACATATCCCTAGTTTATTCCTTTTCAGATACCTAGTGAGGAACACCGGAGGCGTGCCGCTAGTCATAAGAATAGCCCTTACATTCTCCTCTATCTTTAGGAGCATAACCTCAGCATTAAGGAGTGCATCGTACTTTAGAGGCTGTTGATTCCATTTATTCTCCCGCCATCCTCTTGCTCTATGCTTGCTAGTGTCGGCCATAGTAGTATGATTGCAATTATGTAAAGTTTAAGAAGGCAAAGAACTAACAATAACGCTAGTACCGCCGGTCTCTTTATCAACCCGTAAAGATACATCCGCACCCTTGACAAACGCCTTGACGCTTTCAGCCGAAAGCCCAAGGTTGTTAATATCCTGCCTGCCATATCTTTCAACATTAAGGTTGGGGAGTGTTACCTTGCCGGCTTGCAAGTCTATCAGCGGGGTTACCTCGTTGCTGGGTAAAATCCAATCCTGCCCACTCCTCACAATTCCCTTCGAGGCGAGGAGTCGGATCAAGAATAAGTTGCTTTCCGGGCCGGAGCCTGCAAAGATTATCCGGTAGATAGCTTCCTGAGGTGTTTCCTCCAGGCTGATTAAAACTCTTAAAGGTGTTTTCATTTTTCAAAGTATTTGCGAAGTCATTAAAATCTTTAGCTGGGTTAGCGTTAACGGTTGATTGTACTTTTATCATAACTCAATGTAATGGTTAATAAAATTCTCAGGGTTTGCCCTTCGGCGCTTATACCTTTCCCGCGCTACCTTTATTTGATTCTGGGTAAAGGTATAATTAGAAGGTGAGGTAAACAATAGGTGGATAACAATCCCAATGGCTAATGACCAAAGGGGGATAATAAGCAGCAGTATCATATCTTTCAACTAATAAGGGTTAATGGTTTGAGAATAAAGGTTTTAGGGCGTGGTAATCCTCCCTGCTTATTTCGGTGAAATCGTGGTAACCGTCAAAGGCTTCCAAGAGCTTAGAGGGGGGTGTTACGCCGTTGATAAAGGCGTACACGTTGCCTAGTTTAGAGGTTACCTGTTTGCCGGAGCGATACTGCTCAACGGCATCTAAACCAAACAGGAAATAGGTGGTGCTGATTTCAATTTTCATGGTTGAATTGTTTAAGGGTTAATAGTTTTTACAAGCAAGCCTTGCGTCTTCTAAAGTTTCCCCAAGGTATTCATGTAAGTTCAAGGAAAAATAGTATCCAGCATCATAATCCCCTGTTCCATTTGAGTAAGGTTCTTTAAGAAAAAATATCTCATCTTCAGCATGCTCAAAAGGAGGTGTATCCCAAGATAAAACTTCGTTAATCTCTCCGTTTTCGCAAACGAAAGAAGCTCCAAAACCTTGCTCTTCTTCCCATTCAAAAGTAAAGTTTGGGATAATTTTGGATAGCATCTCAAGTATGTTTAGTGAAACCGGACACCAAGCTGTGGTAAAACGATATGTGTCTCCATCCATTTCGTTGTCATAGGCGCCCCACTTGGTACCCCAATTTTGATGCGCCCATTCATACCAATTATTTTGTCCGTACTTTTTAATAAGCTCTTGGCTTTCTTCTTGTGTTATTCCAATCTCCCCATTTTCCTTTTCAAGTTGGGAAATGATTCGTGTTGGAGCGGTAGTGTTTACCAGTTCTTGTGGCATAGGCACAAGGAACTGTGGTAGCCCTACTTTTGCAATTTCTTTTAATAGTTCTGAGTCAGAACTAAGGTGGCAATAAACGTGATTAGGCATAGTTGTAAGTATTAAAGGTGGTTAATGGTTAGTGGTTAAATGTTAAGGGTTAAAGGAGCGGTATCATATTCATCTACTAAATGTGCAAAAGGGTTGATTTTAGATGGTGTTCGGTTGCCTTGATATATCCGAGTAGGAAAAAGTTAAGATGCTCGTAGCCTAGGGAGGGGCTTATACATATACCTTCCTTCGTGGCGTAGTAGTGTTTAATCTTTTTCCGCCTGTCTAGGTGGTGCCATTCGTGTACCACTAGGCCGCATTTATCGGCGGCGTTCTGGAGTGATTGCAGTTCGTTCATAGGGTTAAGGGTTAATTTAAGGTTTGAATAAAGCGCCGGAATGGGTAGCGGCGCCGAAAGATATTAAAGGTTAAAATTATCAGCAAAGGAGTAATAATCCTCCTCGGTTAGAATAATGTGGTCAAGTACTTGGCAATCAAAGAATGCTGCCATGTCTTTAATTTTCTTTGTTATGTCCTTGTCCTGTTGGCTTGGCGTAAGGTTCCCAGATGGGTGGTTGTGGGCTAAGATAACCCCATAGCACATTGTTTCGGCGATGTACTTGGCGATGATTTTAATATCAACATAGGTCCCGGCCACGCCGCCTTGGCTAATCTTTACGAAGCCTACTGTGCTGTTTGCTCGGTTGACTAGGAGCATAAAAAAGCTCTCGTAGATTCCAATATCATCGGAGTAAAACTGCCGGATAAATTCTTCTGCTGCTTTGCTAGTGGTTATCTTGACCTTTGGAAAGTCGGTTTTTGTTTTTTTGATGGTTAGTTCAGGTGTCATGGTTATTTATTTAAGGTTTGAAAAAGAGCGCCGATTTTTAGGCCGGCGCCGAAGGGGTTAATTTAATCGTTGTTAATCATTACAGGCATTAACAAAGAGGTAAGGTTAAAGAGCGAAGGCCTAGGCTCACCAAAGTAGTGGATTGTAACCTCGTCCGCCTCAATACTCTTTAGCACGTCGATAAGGAGCGCAGCATTGTACCCTATCTTAATACTTCCAGAGGCGGGAGCGGTGGCGGCAAAGTTCGTACCTCTGTCAAGGTCGGAGGCGCTTACATTCAGCCTTTCGCCCTCGCAGGTCAATACCACTAGCTTTGTATCTTTGTGCGCTGCTTTAAGGGCATTTTCTAGCAAAGGTAAAAGCGCCTTTTTGCTAAAGGTTAAGGTCGATTCGGCGCTGTCTGGATTCGGCATGATTGCTTCATACTTTGGATATATCGCATCAACCAACCATTCCCTTCCTAAAGTAACTCCAATATCTTCAAAGGTGGCGTAATCAGTATGTCCCTTAATTTGCGAATGTTTAAGAAGCTCTAGGGCTGCCTTTGATAGGATCACCCCCTCGCTCTCAAATTGTGCCTCTAGGACGCGTAAACGGTGGGCATCGGTGGCGCATATCTTACCATTAGCAAAGTAGGCGCCGTTCATTGCTGGTTTTAATTCGTTCTTGCTTAGGAATGTTTTGAGGGTGTCAAAAGCGTTAAGCGCGCTGGAGCTGATAAGTAGTTTACCCGCTTTGTCGATATTAAAGCTTTCCTCGGTGGGTGTTACGCCTGCCTTCATTCCATTCTCAAAGGTGGCGATTCCTTCCTGAATGTTTACCGGTATGCCGTTGTCCTTAATAAACGAAGCTTCAATACTTACTTTGCCAAAGGTGGCGTCCAGTTCGTAGTGAACCGGCCCTATCTTAGAGAAATAGCTTAGCACGTTACCCTCCAGGATTGCGTATGGTGCCGCCTTGCTTATAGGTAAGATCCTGAATAGTTCTTTTACCCCAAACTTTGCGGAGCGCTTAGCTCGCGGAGGGGTTGGTGGTGTTGGTGGCGTTGATGGTATAACCGGCGCGTCCTGGATAACTACCTTAGGCGCTTCGTGTACCACTACCTTGGGCGCTTCCATTGTAACACTTGCGAGGGTAATGGGTGCGGCGGTGGGTGCGGAGTAAATGATGGCCTCAAAGGTCTCCCGTTTCTTTGCTGAAGCAATCCAGCCAGGGCCTCCCTTTAAGTATGGGTTGAACTTCGCGCCGGCATCCCTGAGCGCGTCCTTTATGGGCTTAGTGTCTCCGTGAATTTTGATAGCTTTTTCGCTGTAATTTTCAATTTGAATCTGTAACATGGTTTAAAGGATTAAAGGGTTAAAGGTTTGAAAAGGAGCGCCGGTTTTTAGGCCGGCGCCGAAGGGTTAATTTATGAGAAATACAGTTTAGTGTTGCGTGTTTTAATACGCCAATTACGTTTAATCGCGGCGCGTATTTCGTTCCCATCTTTGTACACGTTGCTGCCGTCTTCATACTTTTCGCCTCTGTAACTTTCCCAAATTACAGAAGCTAAAGCTCTGCAAGCCGCCGTTCTGTACTCAGTAGGAAAATACTGCCCAGTGATATACTGAAGCTTACCGCCCTCCAAAGATAGGCGCCCTGAGGTGCTGGTGAGGTGTTTACTTAATACTTCGTCAATGTTTGCGCCGTACCGGTCTGATGCGAGTTCTAATAGCTCGTAAAAGCTGTTTCGGTCTTTAAGTGCCTCGTTGTAGTCTTGCCGGTAGTCTTTCATACTTCCATAGTTGCAAAGGTCGAAGCCTGGGCGTTGGTTAACAAAGTTTCTTAGCATTGAGGTTGCTTGTAGAGTGTTCATGGTGTTAATGGTTAAATGGTTCATAATTGATAAAGGGTTAAAGGGTTAAAGGGTTAAAGGTTTAAATGTTATCGGATTTTTCAGTCGCGCCGAAGGGCATTACCTAAATTAGCGGCCAAAACAATACTAAGTAAAGCAAGACAAGCACTCATAAAGAGTAAAAACCAATCTTCCTTCATTACCGCCCAATAAAGCACCTGGAGAAAAAGTCCAAGGGCACCGGCAAAAAATAAAACGTAAATAAGCTGCTGAACTTTGCGGTTTAAGAAAGATAAAAGGATCAAAAGCATGGTTTTTGGTATTAAGGGGTTTGAATGAATGAAAAAAGATAGGCACCTGGGCGGAGTAGATATTCAGAGTACACGAGCTTGAAGCCTGCAACCTCTATTATTTTGCTGTCATCCCCAAAGTTCACCGGCCAAGAGCTTTGTAAATATGCTCTCTCGCAGCCTGGGCATACTTTGTTAATTACTTTGGCAAAAATCCTATTTGCTTTCTCGTTTTTGTCCTTGGAAATGTAGTTCCAAGTTTTCGGTATTGGTTTGTCGCCTGTGGTGTAGGTTTTCATGTGTTTTTGTATTAAAGGGTTAAAGGTTGCGCGTTAACAGAGCCGCGCCCCTCTGGGATTAATTTAGATATACTCAAAGTTAAAGGTCCGCACCGTTTTGGTTTGCTTGTCGGGGCTTGTTGCTGTATCTTTTACAACTTTGTACCCATAACAAGTGTAAGAGCGCTGCTGAGAAACTGATCCGCCTAGGCGCCTAAAGAACGAAGCGGAATCGATGATATTCGTGTACTGCTTCTCGCTTATTTCTTTGGTCTCCGTTTCGCGTAAAAGATACGTCGTTTTTGTGTTTGGGTTTTTGTCGAAGCTTTCTGTTTTTAACGTGATTTTTAACATGGTTTTTGGTATTAAGGGTTAAACAAGATTAACAGCGGCAGCCACTCCGTCCGGATTGCAGCCTGCATAAAGCATGGCGATGGCTATTGTTTTTTTGTACTTTGGCTGATAAGATAAGATTCCCATGTAGTCCCCATAATAGTTTTTAGTTGTTTGGGGGGCGGCATGAATAGCGTCAAGGGCTGGAGCCAAGTCTTCCGCTAATTTTTTAATAACGTCCTGCAATTCAGGGCTTAGATTGTTGATAAAACTTTGAGCTTTTGTCATGGTTTTTGGTATTAAGGGTTAAAGGTTTCTGAATTATTGTAAGGCGCCGAAAGGCTTAAATGTAAGATACATTCCCGTACCGGTCATATTTATACTTAATAGTAACGCCTAGGGAATCAGTAAGCGATACAACCCGATCCTTTTTATCGTAAACTCTATTGCTAAAGTAACCGGTTGAAGCTTCAAAGCGGGTGCAATTACCGCGCTCATCGTATTGCCAATTAAAGGTGATGCCGTCAACTGTTTGTTGGATGCGCCTGCCGTTTGCGTTTCTAATTGTGGTCATGGTTTTAGGCTTAAATGTTAACAGCTTTAGAAAAGTCAGGGGCAACCCGCATATCTAATACAGCTATGCGCAGGCGGTCAATGTTATTTTTCTCAGCATAAGCAATACCCGCCCTCTCAAGCTCATCTAGATTAGTATATCCCCTGCACTCAAATAGAATGTCTTCCTTGTAATCAGGTTCACCCGCTTTAGTAACGTAAAGCAACGTTGTGGTTTGGGAATGTTGCGGTAAAATTTGCCGCGTGATTTTGATTTTTGCGTTCATGGTTTTTGATTTTGATTATTGAACAAGACAAACCTACAAACGTTTTTTTTAAAAAACAATACCCCGCAAGAAATAAAAGCAAAAAAAATGCATCTTTTTTTAATCTTTTTTTAAAAGCCCTTTATTTGCAAGGCATACAGAACGAGAATAATTTTTGAAAAGTGTACATTTTTTAAGGGTTGGAAGGTATAAAGGTAGGGGTTGGGGGAGTGTAGGATAAAGAAAAAGTGAACCGTTGACCATACTCAGGCATCAAAATAGGTGCAAAATTGCCAACCGTTGCGCACCTGAATGAAGCTAATGGAGTTTTTTGAGAGTAGGTATGCATCTAAATAACATTTGCGAAACGAACAAAAGGGAAATGTTATTGCGTAAAGATACACCCGCGTCCAGGTATGCGCCCAGGTGTGCGCGTGTGTGTGCGTGTGCGTGCGTGCGCGTAAAACTTTTCGCGTATGGATCAGGGCGTGGCAGGTGCGTTTCGTTTCGCGTTTCTTTTCGCGCGTATGTGCGTGCGTGGGGGTGCGTGCGCGTATAGGTGCGCGCGTGGGGTGGGGTGGGGTGCAAGGCCGCCGGTACTTTTGGGCGCGGGCGCATCGGCTGGCTTCTACATATACACCGGGAACACAAAGGGATAAGCTGTTTACCTTTACCACAACCCCAAGGCTCTTTACCACACCCCTTTACCACGAACCCAAGGGGATAAGCTGTTTACCACAACCCCTTTACCACACCCCTTTACCACTTCCCAAGGCTTCTTTACTTCCCCAAGGCTGTTTGGCGTACATGGGGGCTGTTTGCTTCTCTCTGGGTTACCTTGTTGGTAGTTGTCTATTGGGTTACCTTTTCTCTTGGTTACCTTATTGGGTTCTCTTTGGTTGGGGGGGGTGGGGTTGTGGGGGGGGGGTGTTTTTTTGGCAGGGGTGCTTTTCGGCGCGGTTGGGTAATGGGCTATTTTTTGGAAGATTTCCCTCCCTTGCCGTTCCTTGCCCTATTGGTGCTTTTAGCTTCGTTTACGAGCTTCCCAGACTTGGTATGGGACTTATCCATGCCTTTAGGTGCTGGGTTGGCTCTATTGGCTTTATTTAGGGCTGCACGATACTTTCTACGCTCTGGGGTGGAGTGGTATTCTTTGTTATAGGCGTTTTTCTTCTTTCGGGCCTCTGGGTTTTGCTTGAAGTATTCGGCTGATTTCATGCTACAAAGATAAGCCTTTCGGCCAAATTGCCCTTTTGGAACGATATTCCAATTTTATATTAAATGTCTATCCCAAAAGTACAAAAACGAAAAGGGGGGTTTTATACAAAAATTCCCGATGCAAGCCTTTTTTATTTGCTTTTTTTATTAATTGTTAACAAATGGAAAGATGTCGTGGGGTTCGAGTTGTAGCTGTTCAACAAGAATCTTTATCCCTTCAATGGCTTGGAGAACTGAGCAGTCTAGGTTATACTCCACAGTCATTTTATCCCCTTCCTGTTCAAATTTGATTAGTAGGTGCTGCATTTATTGAATCGCATAAATGTTTGGCTAGATCGTAATCTTGCTGGGTTTCATACTTGTGGCTGGGGGCAGGCTTCCCCCACACCCTTAGCCATCTTTGGGAAGGGGCAGTGCCCAGGTTGGTGTAGAACTCTATAACGCTTACCTTGTCTCCAGAGGTTATTTCTAGCTCTGTGCCTAGGTAGTTGTTGTCTAGGGGAAGGATTCTAGCTCTCATCGTACTTTACGGTTATCAATGCGAAAGTTTTCAACGCTGAAATCCCCATCTTCATCAATCTCAACAATTGCAGCACCGTGATTCCATTTCGTGTATGCGAATGGGCGGTATGCTGGTTGCAAGTCGCAAAGGCAACCCGTAGAAAAGCAAGCAACTCCTTTGCTGTTCAGGTCGCTTTCGTGATGCTCCGATGTTTGATGGTTGTGGCCAGCCAATACAGATGCCTTGCCCCGCAGAAACAATCCCCGTGCTGGGTTTACCGGGCTGAATATGCTATCACCAAATTCGTGGCCATGCAGTACACTTAGCTTGCCGAACTTGGCGTGTTGGCGGCTGTCGATTAACTCAATATCAAGTTCATCAAGTCCCAATGCAGCCTTTAGTTGAAGCCCGGGCAAGGTAATCAACTCAGGTGCGTTTTGAAGTATGTACCTATCCCAGCGGTCTTCGTGGTTGCCCAGCTTGTAAAAAACAGGCAGCCCAAGGCTTACAAGCCCAGCCAAGAAATCCCGAACCATTTGCACCTCAACGGGGGCCGACATCAACGCTGGGTCTTTTTCCCATCGGCTAATCTTAGCGAAGTCGATTACATCGCCGTTTAGGTATATCGCATCAACCCCGTTTTTGAACCCGTAGTCGATAGCCGTTTCGATTGCTGGCAGTTCGTGGTACGGGAAATGAAGGTCGGACAAAACCAAGGGCTTGCGTATGTTGTTCGGCAGATGCCATACCTCTTTGCTGGTCTTTTCCCCTCGGCCCATGAACGCTTGCATGTATTCGCTGGGCTTCATTTGCTCAGGGTTGTATAGCTTTTCCCGAAACGACCCGCTGATTGTTGCATGAGCTTTAAGCTTTTCGCCTACCGCACCCGTTCGGTAGCGGATTGAACATCGCACCCTATCAACCTCTTTGTTCGTTTGCTCAAATGCACCGGGGTTTTCCATTACAATTTTGCGGGCTAATGTACGTTTAAAAAAACCCGGTTCTTGGGTATCAACGTAGCTGTCTATGATTTTTACTTGTTGTTCGGTCATAGGTTTTTTTTGGGGACTAAGATATGCAAAAAAAAACCAACCCCCACTTTTTCAAGATGGGGGCTGGTAAAGACGACAGGAGACATCACAAAGATACTTAATTTTTACTTTTCGGCGCGGTGGGGTATTCGTAACATTTATTGCCAATATTTGTTACGATAATCGAGATAAAACCGATTACCATAACCTAACGTAACAACTTGTAAGAAAAGGGATAAAACGCTTTGTTTTTGCGTCTTTAATGACAAGTTAGTAGTCAAGAGATGAAGGAGGCATTTCTACCTCCTTCATGCATCTTACATAGCCGAAGACAGGATTCGAACCTGTATGAAATTATGCTTTAGTGTACCATCATGTGTTTCCACTTAGATACAAAGTTAATTTCTTTCTTAGCGTCTACCAATTCCGCCACCTGACTATGACACAAAACTAATAAAAGAAACCAAACCTTAAAAGTGTTAAAAAATGTTAACTGCATGGCAGCATTAAAGAAATGTTATTTACATTTGTGGCATGAGATACATAGCTTATGGTAGGACATCTACCAACAAACAGGACAATGGCATTGAGGTTCAGCGCCAGGCATTGCAGACCTACAACCCTGAGAAGTGGTTTATTGAGCAGGAGAGTGGTAAGAATAAGGAGCGGCCTCAGCTTCTTGCAGCGTTAGAGTATTGCAAGGAGCATGATTGCACGTTGTTATTCTATAAGATTGACCGATTGGCTAGGGACGCCGAATATGCACTAAAGATTAAGAACTCTGGTGTAAAGTTACGCTGCCACACCATGCCGGAGATTAACACGATGGTATTTGGTATTTTTGCTGTTATCGCCCAAGATGAGGCTGAGACCATTTCCAAGCGGACAAAGGAAGCCCTTAACATCTTAAAGCAGAATGGCAAGAAGTTGGGTTATTATTCCCACAAGCAGGAGTTACCTAGGGAGCATTTTAACTATATGCAGGAGCGTAGTGTTGAGGTTCGTAGGGAGAGGTCTAAGGCTAGGCTTAGTAATGCTGTTAGGCTTGCTAGGAGGTTTAAGGATTCGGGTATGAGTTATGCTGCTATTGCCGAGGAGTTTAATGCTCTTGGCATGAAGAGTTCTAGGGGTAAAGGGTTTTTGCCTATGACTGTTCAAAGGCTTATTCGTTTCGGCGCGGTATGACCTTCCCCTGCATAGGTTGTGGTGCGTGTTGCCGAAGGGTTGGTAGCATACAAAAGTTCCCCGAAGACCACCCTCTACACTTTCCCTACAAGAACACTAATGGTGTGTGTGAAAACCTTGTAGATAATCAGTGTAAGGTGTATAATGACAGGCCGTTAGTGTGTAATGTTGAGAAGCTCCGAGAGTTTTTAGGCGCCGAAAAGGAATCCTTTTACGCTGAAAACATCAAGTATTGTCGTATCTTTGCCAAAGAAGACGGCATAGATTATGATAATCATAGACAAATCCCCTGAGAAAAAGTCTGCCCCCTACATCTGGCAAGACCCAGAGGTATCAAAAATGACCAAGAAGCAAGAAATCGCTTGGAGGGAAGAGGAGATACGAAGGTGGCGAGAAGGGTACAACGGCATTATGCCTTCCCACTATTTCGCCCTAAGCCAAGGCTTCATCAAGCTCCCATCAGGGAAAACCGTAAGACCTTGGTGGAGGGATTGGGACGCTGGATTGCACGAACAATATGAGAACGATAGGAAGAAACACAACTCCCTATATGTCTTTAAGCGTAGGCGATACGCCCTTACCACATACTTTGTTGGCTTTGAGCCGTTGCGCATAGCCCTTACCGATAAGGGTTCGGTGTGTGGCTTTACCTCTTGCGATGTCCCTCGCGGCAACACCGCGTACAGGGAGAAGCTAATGGTAGCCTTTAGCAACTTTGATGCTCAGTGGAACTACACCAACCTAGACGCTAAAGACTTGAAGGATTTGGAGAAGGATAATGGCTTGCCGGATTGGGAAGTGTTCCGCACTGCCCCAGGCACTAGAGATGGCACCAAATTGCGTATTCAGTTTATGAAGAAGGAAAAGGTAGGCACTCTGGAGAAGTTTCGGGAAACGACAGATATAAGCGAAATAACCTATGCCCAGACATCTAGGAAGGAAAGCGATGCTGCCGCCTTTGAGGGTTTTACCATGAACTATTTGTTTGTAGATGAGTTTTTCCTTCACCCATACGCAAATAGGGTGTATGCTTCGGCGGAGGCTTCCCTTTCAGATGGCTTTGTGAGAACTGGAATGTTTATCACTGGCGGTTCTTGTGGGGAGATGTCCCATCAAGGTATTGCCAATGCCAGAAGGGTTATCAAAGACAGCACCGATGGGAGCAAGGAGAGTGTGTTCTTTATCCCCGGTTATGCTTGTGTGGATAAAGCCCCAGAGTTTGATGAGTTTGGCAATGAGACCGGCAAGATAGTTTCCTTCATGCATGGCAACGCTGGGCATCACTATGTTGGCTCTAGGAGAATACACCAGCCGGCATACAGCGATGAGAAAAAGGCTAGGGATTATATCCTAAGCACTAGGGAGAAGTTATCAAGAAGCAGCGATCCAACAAAGTTTCGTCAGTTTATGAAAGCCTATCCAATTACTTTGGACGAGTTGCTAGAGGCCAGTGGCGATAGTTTGCTCTCTGATGATATTATGGAGTATGCTAGGAGGCAGAAGAAGGCTATCCTAAACCAAAAGGACAAGGCGTTTATCGAGTATAAGTTCAAGCAGATAGATGGTCAGCTTAAAATCGTGCCGCTATGAAGACACTAAGTAAGTTAATGATACTAGAACACCCTCAGGCTGATGGGATTTATTACATGGGCACTGACCCTATACCTTTTGGAGATAGGGGGCAGGCACACCTAGAGACTGAGGAGCGAAGTAAACAATGCTCTGTGATTATTCGGGAGAACCCAGAGAATGAAAAGGCTCCCTATCCTGTGGCGTATTACCTTGCTAGGACTAATGATGTGGACTTTGTGTTTAATGAGACCTTTGCTTTGCAGAAGGCTTATAATGATTGCAAGAACAACTTAGAGCGTAATGCTGGGGGTGTGTTTATGCAGAGGTATGATGATTCAGGGTTGAGCAGGTATTTAAGCCATTATCCCTATTCGGCGCTTTTGGCTAATTGGCGGAATGCCAAGCTAGGGAAAGAAAAGAAAAGGCTTAGAGGCTGGAACAACGATAACAGCACCAAAGGGCCAGCAATCAAAGTATTGGTGGAATGGATAATCTATGGCATGGATTACTGCTGGGGATATGAGATTATTGAAGACATTGAAAAGTTGGGGGTAGAGAATACCGATATTGCCTGGGCGCTTATCGCTGCCCTGTTAGACTGGAAGCACCACTACAACATCAGGGAGATTAAGTACCAAGAGCAGAAGCCAATCTACAAGACTGTGTATGTGAGTGAGGGCGGCAGGCCAGTGGCGAAAAGGATTAAACTAAGGGGTATCCAAGGCCACGAGGGTATAGACATGGACTTGAGGCTTACCCACAACCCAAAGTCAGATGGATTTTTTTAATATCTTTGTTGTAATTTTACCTGAATGATTTTAACTTCACCTACTTCTGGGGTTTATATTAGCAGCTTGCCTGAGCAGGCATTGAGCGATGAGCAGATAACTCAAAAGTATCATTCTTTGGAAGAGTGGTATGCCCAATGTGTTCGGTTTGTGGCTGGAATGTATAACCGCCCCAACTACAATACTGGCCGGCCAGATGGCAGTGTGGTATCTTCCTTCACCAATAGTGCTTTGTTTCAAAACACTCCGGTGCAGCAGATGATTAACAACTACATGTATTTTCATGGGGACCAGCCAAACGATAGGTTTTCCTATTTGTTTGAGGACCCTTTGCAGAATAAGGTATTGCCTGGGGGTGGTGGTTCGCTTATTATCCCTACCCCTTGGGAAAGGGGGCATCAGGTGTATAATTTGATTACTCACTTGATTGGCAGCTTTTCGGGCCGTATAGCCTATTCAAAGCTATCTATTCAGAACAATAGCAAGGAAGGTAGGGCAAAGGCCGAAAGTGAGCGTATGCAAGCCTATATGTTTGCCATGATGAAAAAGACTGGCATACTTGATGAGCTTGCTAATTTGGGTGTGGAGTATAACCCTTTCCCGGCTGCCTCAGACGCCGAATTTGAAGACCTAATGGAATACATCAACAACTTCCCCCAAGAGATTGAGGCGTTAAAGTTGATGAAGGATATTATCTTTAGGAACAACACCCCAGCGCTTATAGAGAAGATATTTTCAAACACGATTATAAATCGCATTGGTGCGATGCTCGTTGATACTGATGAAGAGGGTTATGTTCGCCACCATGTGGTACAGCCGCAGCAGGTAATCATTGACCAAGTTGGTGATGAGGATTTTTCCGATAGGGATAGGTTTGCTGGGTACATTGAGTTTTTATCTCCTGAGGAGGTTATCTCCAAGTACAAGATAACTGATGAGGAAGAGCGTAACACTATTTATTCTATGGCTGGGGGTACGGTACCTACGGCCAATGATTTTTATGGTTCAGCACAAGGGTATTATTTCCCTTGGTGGTGGAGTGAAGGTGAAGGGCGTGTGGCTTGTGTTACTGCTTTTTGGAAGTCTTACAAGAATGTTGATATTGGGGATTTAATCGAGGGGAAAGGCCGCCGGAAGAAAGGAGACTTTATGTTTCAAACTATTCGGCGCGGTACCCTAATCGGAAACCAAATCCTAAAGAACTTTGGCGAGGATAAGAATATCGTAAGGAATCCCTTTAAGCCTAAAGAGGCTGTCCTTCCCATTCTTTCTGTTCGGCCGTACACTCGCATTGGTTACAACAAAAGCTTAGTGGATAGGCTTCGTGCTGCCCAAGACAAGATAGATGTCATGGAGGCAAAGATTACCGATGCCATAGCCCATGACTTAGGGAATGTGTATGTGTTTTATGGCGATGCCATTGAAACTGATGCCGATGAGTTTATGAGCGATATTAAGAAGAATCGCTTTACCTTTTTGCGTAGGAGTACCGGTGAGGACTTAGACCAAAGCGACTTCCAAAGGGTAATGGAAAAGCTTGATATGGGTATTACCCAGAACATCATGCACTACATAAACCTGAAAAAGGAGAAGCAAGCAGAGATGGAGGCTATTGCCTCAGTGAGCAAGATAGCCCTTGGGCAGCAGCAGACCTATGTAGGTATGAACACCCAAGTGAACACCATCGCCCAAAATGCTAAAGGCGTGGAATACTACTTTGCCTCAGTGATTAAGCTCTATGCCGATGTTATGCAGTATAGCATAGAGAAGCAGAAGCTTGTTTTAATTAACGATGGCGACAAGGAACTTGAAAGAGAGATACTCAGTGAGCGTGGCTCGGAGTATTTGAAACTTAATAAAGATTTCTCTTTTACCAAGTTGAATGTCCGGATAGTTGTTGAAGATGTTATCAACTCGGAGAGTAAGGGAAGGTTAATGCAAATGGCTGTGGCAATGGCTCAGAGTGGCCAGATGGATATGCTTGATTATTTACGCATAGAGACTGCCAACACTTACAACGAGCTTATGAATTACTTTGAGGCTGCAATCCGCAGGAAGAAGAAGGAAGAGGCTCAGATGAAGGCTATGCAGCAAATGCAGCAGATGGCCGCTATTGAAGCCCAAGGGCAGCAGTTAGCACAGCTAGAGGCTATGAAGCAAGATGGCCAAGATGCTCGCCATGCCGATAAGATGGAGCTTGATGCTACTAAGTTGGGGCTAGAAACTGGGGAAAAATTGATGTTAAATAATAATATGTAACTTTGCAATCTAAAACGACAAATATGGCAGAGACAACAGACGAAGAGGTATTAGTACCTCAGGTGGCAAACACCACCGAAGAGACATCGGCAGGCGCCCCTGAAACAACCCCAGAGGTTGCAGATGAGGTAGAAGTCGAATCATTTGAGGAGGACCCTGACTACAAGGACTTCTACACTGGGCCAAAAGCCCCAGCGGAAGGCGATAAGGTTAGTATCTCCCCAGAGGAGTATAGTTCTTTGAAGCAAGCTGCCTCAGAGTTAGAGCAGCTCAAAAACAACCCTACTGCCTTGGCGGTGCTTAACCACTTCACAAGTGGAGGTACTGCGGAGCAGCTAGCGGCACGTTTTGACACTCGTGATTACACCAAGATGAGTGAGGTTGAGCTTTACCGCTTAGACTTAGCAAGTGTTCCTGGGGTAACTCAAGAGGAGATAGACGATGAGCTTGAGCGCTTTGAGGATATGTCTGCTGTTCAGCGTAAGCGTTTAGCTGCCGATATTCGGGAAAGGCTAGAGCGTAGCCGCAACAAAGGTGCTGATGAGCTAGTAAGCTCTGTGGAGAAATCCAAGCAACAAGAACAGCAGGTGCTTGCAAACTTTAATAAAGAATTTGAGGCTGAAATTGAGAAGTGGGAAAAGAAAGGTAAATACTTTGGCTTGAACTATGACAAGCAAATGGCGGGCAAGGTTCGTCAGTTTGTCAAGGAAACCAATGGCCTAATTTTCATCAATTCTGATGGAAGCTTAAATGCTCGGAACTTCCACACTGCGGTAGTTGCCCTTCTAGACCTTCCCAGATTAGCAAGTGCTAAGTTAAACGAAGGTGTTAGAAAAGGTGTACGAAACGTTGTTAAAGAAGTCCATAACGCCGGAGATAAAAGTACCTCTCCTGGCGGCTCTGAAAACCCACAGTCAACAAAACGAATCGATGATCCGTATGAGTCTTGGGTAAGGAGTCAATCTGGTGCTAAACGTTAAAATTAACTAACATGGCTTTTCAGTCGCTTGATTTATCAACAAACCTGACGCTTCGTGGCCTAAACGATGTAAATCGCCCACAAGCTGTCTATGACGTTAGTGGAGGGTATCGCTCTCTATACTACGTTATGAGTATCATCTCAAACACTACTAAACAATTCCCCGGTTCACCTGAGGTTCCCTACTCTGTGGGTTACAACTCTACCGACCGCCGGTTCCAAACCACTTACCTTGATGATTTAAGCATCATTGCCACTATCCAAAGCAGAACTGTTGTTGGGGTAAATTTAGTTCTTACCATCACTGGTGTGAACAACGATGCTTTCCGTCGTGGGGACGTTGTGCTTGGAGGAATGGATTTCTCTCGCTTAGGGCAGGTGGTAACCGCTACCGCTGGCACTATTGAGATTGCTCCTTTCCAGCCTTTGAATGCTTTCGCCGTTACCGACTTTGCTGTTGGTGCTTTCGTGCGTGTAGCGTTTGACTCTTCCAACGTAGTACGTTCTACCGGTAAGACTTCTCTAACCGTTACCCCTCGTACCGATTGGAATACCATTTCTACCATTCGGGATTCTTTTGAATGGTCTTTGCAAAACACCAATGTAGCCTCTTTGATTTCAAAGGTTGGCGATGGTGGCTTGTGGCAAAACGCCCAGATTAACCTAACCTCTCAGCGCATGCTTACGAGCATTGACAAGGCGATGTTAATCTCTCAGCGCGCACAATCCAACAATGCTTTGGGTGAGCAAGATACCTTCGGAGGTCTTGATTGGGCTTTGCGTAACCGCAATGGCTATGTTGTTGACTTGCAAAATGCAATGACTCGTGGTCAGTTTGACGATTTCTTGACTGAGGTTACTCTTCGCAAGAGTGGTAACAGACAGAACATTGGTCTTCTTGTTATGGGTACTCAAGCCTTCAACCGCATCAGTTCTTTCGGAAATGGAGACTTTATCCGTTACCAACGTGATTTGAGCGATGGCGATAAGACTCTGGGTGTAAACTTCCAATATGTAGAGATTTCCGGTCGCCGGTTTGCTCTTTACATTGCCGATGTTCTTGACAACCGTTTCTTCTTCCCAGAAACCTCTACGATTGCTGGTGTGAATGGAACTATCAAGTCCAATGACATCTATTACATCGACACTGAGCCAATCAAAACTGACAATGGCATGGGCTTCAAGCCAGCCGTTGAGATGTTGCACTGGTCTCCCGATGGCACCCCTGGTGGTGGTCAACCCTTCTATGCTGGTATGATCAATGGTATGAACAATGCTGTTGTTAGCTCTGCTGACATCATTTCTGCTTCTGCCAACAATGTGGTTACTCCCGTTGAAGGTTCGGCTTTGCATTTGATGTACAAAGGTGGTATGAACATGATTACCGGTGAGTTCTCTGGTAAAATTGGTTATTTGTTCTAATTTTTAAAACTAATAAGATATGTCACTATTATCAAATCCCCGTCCTTTAGCATTTGTAATGAATGCTCCCGTTGCCACTAACTTTAGCGTTGCGAACGGCCTGATTAGCATTTCTGGTTTGACCGATGCGCTTCCTAAATTTTCTACCCTTCGTCTTTTGACTGAGGGGTTGGAGGAGAGCCAAGTTGCCCAGACTTCTAATTTCAGCGTTGCTTTTACCGCAGCTGCTAGCACAACCTATGCACTTAATGTAACTGGTGTGAACACTTTAACTGGCCTTACTGAGGCTCGCAAAGTGTCTTTCACTTCTGGTGTAACTTTTAGTGCTGCTGGAATTGCTGCTGCTTTGGTTAACTTGGTGAACTCTTTGCCTTTCGGCGCTACCGCCACTGGCACAGGTACTCCTGTTACCATTTCCGGTTTAGCGTCTTTGGTTGTTGTTGATGCTGGTAACACTACTGTTACCTCTGGCAATGCTGTTATTGCCCCCAATGCCACGGCTAGCACTGCTATCACTCAGAGCATCGCTCCGAATGGTACTGCTGCTACTGCTGTTGCTGGTACTGCTACCGTAACTGTTACCACTGCTGCTGCTCATGGATTGCTTCCTGGCGACGTTGTAGATTTGGCTGGTGCTGCCACCTTCCTTTTCGTTGATGTTCGCCCTGGTTCCCTTCAAACTGCTGCTGCTTCTGTTGACAATGTTATCGTTGCTAGCGTACCAACTTCTACCACTTTCACCTTGCAAGGTGTGAGAGGTAACGGAAGCACCAACGCTGGCACTTTGACAATCACCACCAAGAACGTAGTTACTGTTACTACTTTAGCTGCTCATGGTTTGGTTGTTGGAAACGCAGTTAGCGTGAGTGGTGTTGCTACTTTGACTGTGAATGGAGGTGCTGCCTTCACTTCACTTGTTCGTAGCGTACCTGCCACCGACAAACTTGTGTTGTTGGGTGCTGGAAATGGTTCTACCAACTCAGGCACTATCGTAATTACCCGGATTGCCCAACCTGCCAAGGGTTACAACTATGGCACTAAGGTTGGTACTGGAGTTAATTCCGAGTGGCGTGCTGCTGATGGCTCTGGAGCTGTTACTGCCAACCAAGGTTACACTTTGTTAGGTCTTGAGTATGCGAATGATGTTGTTGACAACATTTCTATTCGTCAGGCTCAAAGCCAGCAAGTGTATATCTTGTTGAATGAGGGTGCTACTGGTTATGGTGCTTCTGTGAAGGCTCTTCAAGAGATTCTAAGCAACTGGGCGCCTAACACCACCCTTGCCAATCCAGCTTCTATTGCTCCCTGAGTAATATCGGATTGAATAAAATTAGCCCCTTCCTTTTTGGTTGGGGCTTTTTTATTGTATTTGGTTGGGGGTTTTTTAGTATTTGCAGTGCTGGCTTTTGTACTGATTAAATTACTATATTTGCATGTGAGTTTTGTGTTTTTTGCTCATAGGTTAAGGTTTAGCTCCCTCCGCGTAAGTGGGGGGAGTTTTTATTTTTAACACTTATTAACATTTGCGTGTTGGTTTTTTATTTAGGTTTGCAGAAACAAAAACACCCATGAGCAACAAACAACAAACCGCAGTGGAATGGCTAATTGAAAGATATTTTGCAAGTAACGAACCTTTTGATTATAAACATTTAGCCCAAGCCAAAGAAATGGAGAAGGATAAAATGAAGAATTTATGGCATGCAGCGATATCTCACGGAGGTTGTAAATGCTATGATGAGATTATGACATTTGAAGAATACTACAAAGAAACCTTTAACAAATAACCCATGCAACAACCAATTAACTTTTGCGACATTATGGCCCTTGGCTTCAACATGGAAAGCGGGCACGACCCTGTGTTTGAAAGACAACACGGCTACGAGTACAAAATCTTTACCAAGATGCTTGCCCCCACGCTGATGCTGGACTGGAATCAAGAAACACGCCTTTGCCAACTGTTTGTAATTCGCCCCGAAGATGGGCATATCTATCAACGCATCCCTGTTATCGATACCAATTCTTTGCAAACGCTTGTTAATTCTTTCAAAAAACCCGAAGCCGATACGTGCTATACGGCTTGCTAACACGAAATTAAACTGAAACAAAATGGCAGACGAAAGAGATTGGAAACACTTCGCTAAAATGGCAAAAGAAGCACAAAAACCCGCCTTGCAACAAACCGATGTTAGCGGTAGGTTTGTTCCTATTCGCTATTACATAACCGAGTTTTTTTGTTGGGTTGTTTGCGGAATAGATTTTTACAAAGACTACCGTAGATTTTATAAAGGACAAAATAAAGGACAAAATGTCCCTTAAACTTACCGCTAACTAATGTATAGGCGAAACAACCCCCGATAGGGTGCGGCTGCATTAGAAACCAAGCATCCAACTACCGATAGGGTACGAATTTCGTTTCCGTTTAGAACCCAAACAATTAGCCCCAGCCTTGGGGCTTTTTGTATTAAGTATCTCGCCATTAATTCCTTCGGCGGTTTTGGTAAATCGGAAAAGTTAGGTATATTTGACTGCCAGCTTATCCGCGTTCTTTTACCTTTCATAATTTAAGCTGGCTTTTTGGTTATCCCTCCCCCCACCTTTTTTTTGATTTTGAGGTGGGGGGATTTTTTCAACGCAACACTATGGATCAAAACGTAATTTGTGGCAATAACATTGACCTATTAAGGGAGTACCCAGACAATCATTTTGACGCTATACCTACTCAACTCAAATTTAATTTCTAATGAGCAAGCAAGAAATACTATTAGGAGATTGCTTAGAACTTATGAAGGACATACCAAACGGAAGTATTGATATGATACTTTGTGATTTACCTTATGGAATGACAAGTAATAAGTGGGATTGTGAAATTGATTTAACTGAACTTTGGAAGCAATATAAAAGGATTATAGAGCCAAATGGAGTAATAGCACTAACAGCAGGACAGCCATTTACTTCAAAACTTGTTTCGTCAAATTTTGAAATGTTTAGACACGAGTGGATTTGGAACAAAGATAGAGGAAGTAATTTTGCAAATACAGTAAGAGAGCCAATGAAAGAACACGAAAGCGTTTTAATATTTAGTAATGGCAAATGGACTTACAATAAGCAAATGGAAGAACGCAAAGGGAGTGGATTGGCAAGGGCAAAACAAAAATTCCATTGGAAGCCAAAAAGCGAGAATTACAGGGTAATGGAAGAAAAAAAAGCAGATAGCATTTCTGATTTAAGAGTTCCGAGTTCAGTTCAATTTTTCAAATGCGATAGAGGTATGCACCCAACGCAAAAACCAACTGAACTATTTGAGTATTTAATCAAAACCTACACCAATGAGGGTGATTTAGTTTTGGATAACACAGCAGGGAGCGGAACGACTGCGATAGCGTGTTTTAATACCAACCGCCAATTTATTGTAATGGAGAAGGAGGAGAAGTATTACGAAATTATTTTGAAGAGAGTGGCAGAACATAGAGGGATATTCTAAAGAAAAGAGTACATTTGTACCGCAACCCACCTGAGCATTTTTTCATAACCTTTGTGTTCCAACTAATAGGGTTTGGTGGGTTGTTTTTTTTTCTTATCTTTGTGGCGGAACACAAATAAATTTCTTATGAATAATGTTTATCCGCCGAAAACCCCAACCCCGCCGAAGAGCCGAAAAAAGGTACAAAGAACAATCTACCTACCCAAGGACATTAAACTCAAAGTAGAAGCCTTAGACATTAAGCGCTGCGACAAGGATAACATTTACAAATTCTTAATGATACTCATCTCCAAGGCAAAGAAGGAAGGGGATATTTACAGGGAGGTGGCGTTAGCGTTCAACTACTTAAAGAGGGTGTTAGGGGCAGGCACTTACAAAAGGATAATCACACATTTAGAAAAGTTAGGGATAATCACTTGCGACTACTTTAAGGTTATGACACTTAATAAGAGTGGGAGGTGTTATAGGTATAAGTTGGTATTTAAGGAGAGATATTCTAGGGATAAAGTGGTCGCGGTATCATATTCTTCTACTAAATCATCAGAAGCCTTGCAAACACAAGTGTTTCAAGAGTGGTTTGAGGGGGATTTTAAGAGTTTAGTTATGCCAATGAATGAGCTTCGGGCGATTGCGAAGCGCCGAAAGGAAAATGTAAGCCTTACCAACTGCAAAGTAGGTACTGAGATAAGGGAAAATGTAGTTGAGATAGTTGATATTCGCACAAATTTCTCATATAGGGCGAGTAAAGAGGTGGCAATGGGTAGGGCAAACCTTCACAATCGGTTACTCATACAGGATAAGTCTGCGTGTTACATAATGACTGAGGGGGAGTATTTGAGGTTCAAGCGTTCTGCGGTGGAGTTGTCGGATAGTGATGCGTTGAATAAGATAGAATCTGGGAATTTGCGAGCGGCCCGAAACACTACCAACCAAAGGCTAGACACGAACTTCACCAACTTACCAAACGAGTTTATGGCTGAGATATGCAAGGCGAACAACTTAAAAACCTTAGACATTGTAAATTCCCAGATAGCGTTAATGTCAAGAGTAATGCCCGACCTCAACACAGCCGATTCCGAGCTGTTTAAGAGCATTTCGGTAGATGGCACGTTCTACGAGTCAGTTCAGCAGTTGCTAGGCTTAAAATCAAGGAAAGAGGCTAAAATCGTTTCCTTTGAAATGTTGTTTAGTGCAAGGGGCAACAGGAGTGTTTATTTGAAGCGTATGCGAGAGGTATTCCCTTCGGTAATGGCGTGGGTAGATGGGTATAAGTTGGAGCATGGGGATAATATGTTTGCGGTGATGTTGCAGAGGGAGGAGAGCAAGATATTTGTTGATGGGTTGCTCCGCCGCATTAAGGTGCTGGGGTATTTGTGTTTCACGAAGCATGACAGCATTATTTACCGGGCGGGGGATGCTGGGGAGATAGAGCGGATCGCCGAAGGATATTTTGCTGAGATAGGTTTTGAGTGCAAGTATAAAATAGAGGATTATTTGTAATGTTTAGTTATTACGGAAGCAAATCAAAAATAGTGGATTACTATCCACCGCCGAAACACAAAAGGATAATTGAACCTTTTGCTGGAAGTGCAAGGTATAGTTTGAAATATTGGCAGAATGATGTTTTGCTCGTAGATAAATACCCTGTGATTGTATCAATATGGGAATACTTAATCAAAGCTACAAAAGCAGATATTTTAAACTTACCCGATATTGTTACAGGGCAAAATGTAGATGATTTTGATATTACACAAGTTGAAAAATGGCTAATAGGATTTTGTATAAATGGTGGTTCAGCATCACCTAAGAAAACTGCAAAAGACTACAATACTTGGGGTGAAGCAAAAACAAGAATTGCTAATGATATTGAAAAGATAAAACATTGGAAGGTGCAGCTTGGAAGCTATGAAGAACTTGAAAACGAAGATGCAACTTGGTTTATTGACCCACCATATCAAGTAGGTGGCGAATGGTATGTAAAAAGCACAAAGCATATTGATTTTGATAGCTTGGGTAATTGGTGTAAAAGCAGAAACGGACAAGTGATAGTATGCGAAAACACAAAAGCAACTTGGCTACCATTTAAACCAATGATTGATATGCAAGGTGCAATGTATAAAACAACGGAAGCAATATGGTCAAATCAAAGAACGAATTATGATTCAGTACAACAATCATTTGATTTTTAGATTATTTGTAATTGTGAATTTACTTGTATATTTGCACTAGAATTTTTTAACTAAAACGAGATTTAATGAAACAGCCAGCTGTTATTTTCAAAACGGCCAATCCAAATGGAGGCCAGCATTATCCTGGGGTGTATTACTCTGAGGACAAGCGAATGTTTGTTTATTTATTGGGCAGGGGAACGGTAACGGAGACAAAGACCGAGACTACTGACCCTGGCATTTTGAACTCTTTGTTTCGTGCCACGTTAGACCGGAACCAGCCAATTTTAGCGGGTTCTCAGTTGCCTTATCAATTTGAGGATTTCAGTGAGGTATTGGAAAACAAGGAGGCGTTATCCTTTTTCAAGGCTTTAGCCCAAGACCCGTTGGTTCAGTGTGATGCTGACATATTGGTTGGAGGGTTGAAGAAGAAGTATTCTCCGAGGTTTATCTTAGAGATTCCCTCGCTGTATGTTAGCCGGAAGGCAACTGACACTAAGACTAAGGCCACGATATTAGCTTCCTTTGTTGTTTTGACTGAGGATGAAAAGCGCGAGGTATGTTGGTACTTTGAGGTTGACCCAAGGGAAATGAGTGATGATGATATGCTAGTTGAGATGGCCGGGGATGGTGGAAAGTTGTATGGTGAGGAGAATGCGAAGCGTTACATCAGCAAGTTTGTAGAGACAGCTTCTTTGGGTGATGCTTACACTGCGAGGGTTATTGCCATTAAGAAGGCGATGATTATGTCTCAGTCTGACCAGGAGCCATTGGATTATCGTGAGGGCAACTATTATCATGGGGAGACTTATGTAGGCAAGGATGTTGACACTATTTTGGCATTCTTTGATGAGAACAAGCGTTTGTTTGATTCATTGATTGGCGGATTGGTGAGCAGCGCCGAAGAGAAAAAAACAAGAGGAAAGGCGAAGTAGGAGATAGGGCCTCGGCAATAGTGCCGGGGCCTTTTTTTTAACCCTAAAGGAAATGACACAGGATTTATTTATAGAGACAATTTTAGCTTTAAAGAAGCAAGTCCGGCACGACACCAAGTTTGCTAGGAAGATAAGCAAGTTGTTTACTGACTGCCAGATGATTGGTTACAACAATGATGTTTTAATTGAGCAGATGGTAAAGGTATTGGCTGAGCTTACTGGGGACAAGAGTGATTGGATTGGGTATTATGTTTGGGAGCTTAGCTTTGGTGATGATTGGCTGGAGGGTGCTGTAATGTTTGGGGGTAAGGACATAAAGCTCCAAACGCCCACAGACTTGTGGAATTTGTTGCAAATGGGAAAAGGGGTAAAGCCATGACCAATAAACCATTCATTAACCCTATTTTGTACCTTTAATGACGCAAAAATGATGCAAATATGATTATGAAAGAAGAACAAAAACAAAGAATTAAGCATAAAACAACAAATATAAAATATGGAAACGGAAACTAAATTATCAGACTACACTCGCAGCTTGCGCCAAACTGCTGTTATGCCTTGTTTTTTTATCGGACAGGAAGTCAAAACAGAACATGGTATTGGTATTATAGTAGCTATTGAAATGCCACACAACGGACTTTATTTGCAACCCGAAAGAGCCGAAGCAGTTGTTTGGTACAGCACAGAAAGAGCGTTTGAAGAAGGTATTAAGTGGGTTAGCTTCACTTATAAATTGTCAGAATTGTCGGCTGTTGAAAATGAGGCATAACTATCGTATAGGCGAAATAAACGAGATATTATGAGCCAACTAATTCTAAAATTTAACCTTCCCGAAGAAGAAACCGAGGCCAACTTTGCATTAAAGGGTGGGGAATACTTCTTGGTCCTGCATGACCTTTGCCAAAAGCTGAGGGATATTACCAAGTACGGGAATAACCCCTTTATCGGCAGAACAGCAAGCGAGCAAGAGGTTCTACTTGCGGAGCAGATACGGGAGTATCTTTCTGAGCAAAACATTGATGAGTTGTTGCGATAGCCCAAAAACGCCGAAAAGATGAAGCACATAGAAACAAAATCTGAACTAGAAGAGTTCTTAACCAACCCCTCCGCCTTTTTAGTTATTGGAGCTACATGGTGTGGCCCATGCATGCTTATGGGTCCAGCCCTAGAAAAGTATTCTGAGGGGAGGAATGTAGCCAAGATAAACATTGACAAGTGCGACAGCGACCTCGCCGAAGAGATTAAGGGTAAGTATCGTATAATGGGAGTACCAAAGTCTATGCAATTTGAGAATGGGGAGCTTGTAAAGGACACTGTTGGCAAGCTTAGTCTGCAAGATATGGAGAGCATGTTTGGGTAATTATCCAAATTCTTTTTTTGTATCTTTGTCTCTACTATGCCAACAACCGGATTAGAATTATCAAGGGAGTTAGACTTGCAGATTGACAAGGATTACTCCGGCTATTTAAGCCCTGCCAAGAAGAATAGGCTATTTTTAATGGCTTATATCAATTTGGCCGAAAAGAAATACAATGGTTTAGACCGGCAGCAAGTATATGATGAGCTTACTCACTTCTTAAAAGTTGACAAGGAGTATGAGATAAGGAATGGAAAGATATATACATCTCCGCTGCAAATTTCAGTTCTAACCTATGCGCCCGGCACATCTACCATTACGACAGTGTTGGATCATGGTTTGCTAGCTGGAGATGTTATTCAGATTAACAATGTTCAAGGGGTTCTTGGTATTTCGGGGAACTTCACCATTCAGCAGGTATTAACCCCCAAGCAGTTTACCGTTTCCCAGCAGACATTTTCTGGGGTGTATGTTCCCAATACTGGGAATGTTACCTCGGACAAGATTATTTTTGATTACCACCACTTACTGACTGTTGAGTGTATTTATGTTCGGCAGTACATTAAGAACAACATTGTAGATGCCACCAATGCTACTCCGATAGTTATTAAGGTTGAGGGTAGGACAGATTTACGGAGTGGGGAGAAGGTAACGATTACTGGTGTTACCGGCAACTTAACGGCGAATGGAATTTACTATTTGAAGAGGTTGTATGCTTATGAGGGGTACAGTAAGTATTCGTTGTATCAGGACAAGGATTTAACGATTCCTGTTGCTGGCTTCGGGCCGTACAATAGTGGTGGGGAGATTAAGAAGGAGTTTGACAACTATGCTGTTCAGCGTATTTCCGACCAGAAGATTAGTATTTTCAGTGATGCTACTGTTGAGTTCCCTAAGTTTCAAGTGAGTGAGGGGTATTTGGTTTTCGAGCCGGCGCCGAACAAGATAAGAATTGACTACATGACTGAGGGGCAGGTATCTCCCACACCAAGGATAGACGTGAATGATGATGCCACAGACTTAGAGTTGTACTACAACAAGAAGTTTTTGGTACGGCTAGTGAACGAAGCTGCCGACCTATTCAGTTTACAACAAAGGGATTTAAGCCAGTATCAGGCCCAAACCCAAGAAACCATTGAGAATCCATGAAGCGTAGCGACATATTAGATAGATTGTCTGTGTATAAGGGTGGTGGGGTATCGACCGATGAGGCTGTACCTTCCTACCAGTATTACCTTTCTCGATTACATTCTATGCGTGAATTTGCTTTGCGGGAGGAGTTTCGGCGTGATGGGGTTATCAACCCAGCGAATTACCAGAACCATTGGTTGGAGTATGATGAGGAGTTGAACCAAGATGATTGCCGGTTTTACCTTTTCCGCTGCCCAAGGATTTTGCAATTAACCAATAGGGATAGTGGCTTTGGGTATGTTGGGAGTGAAGATGGCATGAGCCAGTACAATTTATTTACAAGTCCAGAGCGTTTTGCTGTTGCCCAGGGGCATAGGTTTACGAAGTTGGGCAACAAGATTTCTGCTGCGTATGATTGGGAGGAGGAAATGATGAAGTTAAACCAGCCGGTTAAGAGGGGTTTGGTTCGGGCGGTGTTTTTAAGGCCGGAAGATGTACCTACGTTCAATGTTGATATTGATGATTATCCTTTTAGTGCGAAGGGCTTGGAGATACTTGAAGAAGCGATTTCCAAGGGCACTATAAACTATATCCTTCGGGTTCCACAGGACAAGGTATCGAATGGCAATACCGACGCGGATTTGTTAAAAACGCCGAATAGATGAGATACACAACGATACCCATATCCAACGCCATATCAAGGGCGAAGATGGAATTAAACTTGGAGCATACTCAGGAGTATGACCCTTACCTATTGATACTAGCCAACGATGCGTTAATGCACATAGGCAGTGTTGACCAGATAAGTGAGCATAGTGCTGTGTATGACATTGTGGACAACAAGGTAGCGTTACCTGCTGGCCTTGTTTCGCTTGTTGCGTTTATTTTTGTAGATGATGATGGTTGCCCTACAAGTTCTGGCTATGTTGATGAGACCAAGATATTAAGGGGTCCTGTTGGCGGTTTTTTTGACTTTGGGTATAGTATCCAGGCGAATGATGGTGGGCAGATTGTGTTTGATTGTTCTATTGATTTACCAACGGAGAAGGTAAGACTTTTCTGGGAGGGTAGGTTAGTGGATAAGTATGGTGTGAGTTTAATGCACGAGATGGAGGAGCGTGGTGTTTCGGCGTATATTTGTTACAAGTTTGCTCGGAGGTTCCCCACGCTGTATGATAGGGGAATGATTGGAGATTTCAAGAAGGAGTGGGAGAATCAGAAGAGATTTTTGAGGGCTGATGCTGTGGTGAATAGTTATCGTCAGAATAGGGGTAAGATACAGGATTTGTGGAATGCGTATGTTGTTTACAAGCCTTTTGGAAATAGTTAAGATATGGCGAATATATTACCTGTGCAGAATAACATTAAGGGCACGTTAGATTTAGATAGCGAGTTTGGGGAGGTGCGTTCCGGGAATTATGTAGGCGCCGAAAACGTACAATTTATTAGCAAGGAGGGTAACGAGAGTATTCCCAAGCAACCTTTCATAGGCAATAAGTTATTATTTGACAAGGGGAGTGTAGAGGTACAGAACAAGCGGTTTCGGCTTTTCTTTGATTTGGGCGATACGTTCACTTTTCAAGTGTTTTCCGCCAACAATTCCCAGCAGATAAGTAGTTTGTTCAGCGTTCCTTCCAACGCATCTTATGCGGCGTATAGGAGTGCTATTCAAGGCTTTTTAACGAGCGCTGGCCTTTCTTCTACTATCACGATAGGCTCTGACCATTTGAACGTGGAGATAACCTCTGTGGCAACGTATGACTATCAGTTTAGGGTAAGTGGTGTGAGGGTTATTGTTACCCAGGAGAGCATTGCCAACAACTTCACTGGCTTTTTGAAAGACATTGGGAGTTTTGATTTGAATGGCGATTTGTTTTTATTTTCAACCCCTCAGGAAGAGTTGCCTGAGGAGTTGGGTATTGTGAGCGTAAGTTCTCTCGGAGTGGTAACTACTTTGTTGCCACATGGCTTAGTTTCTGGCAATGAGGTTCGGCTTGCCGGCAATGGGACCAACGATGGTATTTTGTTGGTTCAGGTTGTGCTTACTCCCACTTCATTCACTTACCATTACCCTGCTGGTGTTACTGGCACTGGGGGTATATTGACAAAGAATTACACTGGTGTAGGGGAGATTGGGGTTGCCCAATTTAATGAGCAGGCCGAAACGGGAACTTACACAAGATTGTTGAGGAGTAAAGAGTTCGGCTTTAACACGCTGCACCAGATAGACTGCGATGGGGAGATTAACCCATTAGGTAAGTCGCTTTATTTTAATCAGTACAAGTACAACCCACCTAGGGTATTTTATTATTCTGGGGCGTATGTAACTGATGGGGCTTTGACTTATGTTATCCCTGAGAATCGATATGAGTATGGCACTATTGACTTGGAGACAAGGACAATCTTGAACATACAAACTGCAAAGTTAGATTTGGTAAGTGTGAGCGAGGGCGGTAATTTGAAGGCTGGGAATAAGCAGTATTTCATTAGGTTTCTAACTTCCGAAGATGCGTTGTCGGGCACTGATTATCATGCGTTTACTGGCAACGTGAATATATATAAGGCGTTTGCCACTGGCGATCCAAACAAGATTGCTGGCAATGTTTCCGGCACGATTACTTCCAAGAAGGTTACGTTGAGGGTTGAGAATGCCCAGCCGGCTTTGTTTGGATTTCTGGAGTTGTGTGTTGCCGAGTGGTTTGGGGATTCAGTAACTTTTTCCACTGTTCGCAGGGAGGAGTTTACTGAGGAGACATTTGAGATTGAGCATACTGGTTTTGAGGTTGCCACGCCACTTTCCACTGAGGAGGTGTTGCGGTTAAACTCATTGATTAAGAACATTGGCGGCCAGCGTATTGTTGACAATCGGTTGGTGATGCATGACATTACTTACGAAGAGCGCAAGGATTTTAGGGCTTGGGCCGAAAGGATTAACCACACAATTATCAAGGAAGAGATTACCGGTAATGGATTTGTAGCTTCGGGAAAGGTGTATGGAGGTTATCAGAACCCTCAGAACACGTTTAGGACTGTTGGCTACAAGTGGTTTGAAACGTACAGGTTTGGCATTAGGTTGTATTTGAAGGAGGGTGGTGTTACCGAAACCTTTTGGATTGATGATATAAAGTTTGATATTACTCCCACGAATGTAACCACGCCGAATAGAAGAGTAGGCACACCTCCCCCCAACTATGAGTTAAACGTACAAGCATTAGACGACAACTTCTTTGTTCCTGGGGTAGATTTTAGCAACATAGATTTCGACTATTTAATTGATGGCAGAAGGTTGAGGGATATTGTCGGCAAGGTTGAGTTTATGAGGGTGGAGCTTGGGGATAATACCAAGGAGGTTTTGGTTAATGGCATGGGGATAATTGGTATGTCTGGTCATTTTAATTCTAACTCGAAAATAATTGGAAATGTAAGGAACGGATACCCAAATGTAAATCAAACGACAACTCCAAATTATGGAGTAAGGTATCCTTTTCCGTTTTTTTCAGGGCAAGGTTCTTTTGGACTTTTGGGAACTGGTAATGTTGGAACACTTCCTTTTAACGTAGCATATCAACCTACAAGTGCTTTTTACGGATTTAGGTATATGTATGCAACAAATGGAATGGATAGTTCCGACCAGTATGCATATCAGCAAAACTATAAGCCAAGGGATTCTATTTTTATTGTTTCTAACGATGTTGTTTTTGGTAAGGATACTATTGAGTTTCAGCCTGGAGACCAAATAATAAACTTTGGAAGGCCATTGGCAGAAGCTGGCGCTCCATTTCCGGGAACAACAATAAATCTTTTTAATTTCATAAGAGATTTCAGGTTGTTGAATTTGGGTGTTAATGGTACTCCAAACCCATATTTTCACAACATACAAGATGCAAAATTGTTGCCTAGGGATTCATTAGAGATTATGTTGACAAGCGGTATAAATTGCCACTATGTTTCAAGTGCTAAATCTTCTGACAATGGAGTTCTGCCTCAAGATGTTGCAGAAAGAACATACGCATTTGAGTCTAGCATCGCTGTTTCGTTGGCAGATTTACTTTTACCCGGAAGTTGGTCTCGCGGGCCAAACGATCCGCTTTATCCAGATGCAAATTACACCAACACTAACGAGGGCGTTTATTGGGTGAGTTATTATCGACCAAGGATATACACTACGCCAGACGCTTCAAAGTTTGGGGATAGGGAGAGTTCGCAGTACATTTCTACTGGCATAAGCCAGATTGTCAATGACAATGTTCCTTCCTTATTTAACCTAAAGGTTTTTGGTGGGGACACGTTTATTGGCAGAACTCAGTTGAAATTCTGGAATCACTTGACAGAAACGCTTGGTATTGATTATACCGATGAAACTTATGCTATGTCGTTTGTTGCTCAAAGTACGGTAAGCCCAGAAATGCGTACTGATATAGGCCAAATTGCTCCAGCTTCTTTCCCTGCCACGCCAACCAATGACTATAAGACATGGCTAACAAACTTGACTTTAGATTCTACGGAGTATGATACTAGCTATAATTTCCACGCGGTAGGTAATTCAAACGCATACAATGAAACAAGAACTTTCGTTGAGGAGTTCCCCTCTCGCGTAATATGGAGCGACTTAAAGCCTGATGGTAGTTTCTTTGATTCATACAGGTTTTTCCCTCCCGGCCAGTTCAATGATTATTCAAGGAATTACGGTCCGGTGGTACACATAGAAACTATTGATGATGAGTTTTTTGTAATGCAGCACAGGAATTTCAGCAGGGAGTATTTCAACACTACCGGCACGATAAGCTCTGACACCGATGAGTTGGTGATATTGGGTAATGCTGGTGTTCTTGCTCGCAAGGGTGCTACCATTACCTCTTATGGTTCGCTTCACAAGTGGTCTTGCGTTAAGGGGCGTAGTGCTTCTGGCCGAGATGTGTTGTATTGGTTCAATGCTGAGAATGGTTTATTCTTAAAGTATGGCGGAAGGGGTGCAGAGCCATTAAGTATGGCGAAGGGGTTAAACCAGTGGTTCAATGAGAACAGCAAATTTGTTTACAGCCACAACACTCCGGCAGCAGGCAGGGGGATATGTGGTGGTTGGAACGAGCGTTTCCAAGAGTTGCGTTATACCTTTAGGGGTTACAAGAATAGCCCTGAGTGGGGTGTAGGTAATACTTACGATAAGGGTGATGTGGTTATTTATGGCGGTAATGGGTTTGTTCCTGTGCAGTTGTATTTGTCTAGGGTTGACCATATTAGTTCTCCTGCGAACATTCCTGGGGGAAACACTGTAACGTGGGAGGCTATTTCCGAAAAAGATTCACGTTATTACAATGTATTTACATTGGTGTATAATGAGATGAAAGATGGCTTTACGAGTTTCTTATCTCCGAAGCCGTTGATATATCATCGTTGGAGGAATAATTTATTGACACAGCGTTATGGTGAGTGGAGTCAGTATCCAAATTACTTAGAGAATTTCGGTGATTACAACACTTGGTATTCTTCTGAGGAAGGGGAGTTGGCCGAAGATGGTTTTGTCATTCCGGTTATCAATTACAATAGCGATGTGATTAAGAAGTTTTCGGCGTTGTATGTTGATAGTGAGGTTGCTCCTGACAGGGTTGAGTTTTTCACTCCTGAGCATGAGAGTTTTTTGGTGTTGAGTGATTTTGAGAGTAGGGAAGGTATGTGGGTAAGCACTATTAAAAACGATATTTTAACCGCGCCGAATGGCATAAACGATGGGGATACTAGCAGGCTGTTTGGTCGGTACTTACTGGTCAAGGTTTTCTTTTCTCCCAAAAAATTCCAATCTTTGCGTAACATAAGAGTGCGCTTACAATTTAATTCACGATATTTACAAACATAGTATTATGCCAGCACCATTAGCAATAGGTTCATTAGTTTTAGGTGGTATCCAGACCATAGGTGGTTTGGCTGCTGCGCTTTCGATGGGTAGGCGCCCAAGGTTTGCCGAGGACCCACGATTTGCCCAGGCGGCAGGTCGCGCCGAATACATGGCTGGAATGGGGTATATGCCTCAGGAGCGTGCCGCGTTTCAAGGCGATATAGCTTCTCAGACCGCTGGGGATTATCGTAGGGGGATTGATATGTCTGGTGGCAATATGGCGAGGGCGTTGGGGGGTATAAGCACTGCTAGGACGATGGGTGCGTATAACCGGTTTGCCGCTCAGGACGCCGCGTTGCGTAGGCAGAACATTCAGTATTCCGACCAGTTTTCAAGGGAAAGGCAGCGTAGAGCTGATATGCAAACGCAGGCGGATATGGCACAGTATGACAGAGAGCAACAGGCAACAGGGCAGGCTATTAGTTCGGGTTTGACAGGTATGGCTGGTGCGGCGAACTTTAGCCAAGCGATGAATTTTTATGGCAAGCAGGGTATGAGTGGGGCTAGTGGTGGTGGTGGACTTGATTTCCTTGGTGGAAAAACTAGCGCACCTAACTTTGGGGGAGTTGGCTTTCAGAAAATTTATAGTGGAGGTTTCCCTTTGAAATTCCCCGCCGAATAACAAAACGCGCCGAAAAGCAATAATCAATGACACCACTAGTAGCAGGTATAGCATTAACAGGAAAAGCCCCAGTGTACGAAAACGTATATATGGCAGGGCTTAAACAAAAGGCAGCTGGTGAGACGGCCAAGGCGAAGGAAAAAGCAAAGGCAGCGGAGGATATTGAAAAGTCAATAAATGTTGACCCTTCAAAGTATCATTTTTCAATGCAACCTCTTGTGAAGGAAAAGGCTTCCGAAGCTCTAACAAAGATGAGAAAGGTAATGGCTGAAGACCCTGTAAGAGGTATAAACACGGCTAATGATATAAAGCGAGATTTGCTTATAGATTTAGCTGGGATGGCAAACGCAAGCAATCAACTTTTTGAAAGGGAAAAGCCTACTTACACTTCTACATACCTTCGTCCGGATGCTACATTTAGGGCGCTGAATAGCAAGGATATTCGTGAAGCGATTAAAGACCCTGCGGTACAGAAAGAGCTTCAAGATTATGATTGGCAAATAAATGTTGACCCAAACGGTAGGGTATCCATAAACTTTTCGGATATAAAAAGTTTTGATGTAAGGAAGGAGTACAATACTTTTCAGGGCGATATTATAAACCAATTTGCTCCTAAGTTGGCTGAAAAGTTTAGGGTTGGCGGGACAACTAGGCAAGAGCTTTCTCAGGTGATAACCAAAGAAAGGTCTGATGCTTATTTAGATTTAATCTCTTCGGATCCTGTTGGAGGAAAAAGTGCTGTGTTTAATTGGAAGAAAAAGTATAACGTTGACATTACAACACCTGAAGGAAAGCAAAAAGTTTACGAGACATTTGTTGCGCCAGAAAGGTCAGCGGTTACCTCTCGGCCTGCAATGAATATTAATATTGGCGACGGAAGTAAAACGACAACTTCTCCAGTTGTTTCTCAAGCTTCTCTAACTGCTGATACTAGTTATAACTGGAGTCCATCGGCAAGGCCAGAAGGCCACTATGTTTTACAATTTGCGGAAGGGTTTGGCAACAAGAATCTTGTCGCTAGTGATGTAAATGGAAATCCATTAAAGTTTGAAAGCCAAAAAGAGGCAGAAGAATATCTTGTCAATAATAGCAAGTTTGATTATGAAGCTATTAAAACTTTAAACTTAGATATTCCTCCTGTTGGCATTACAATTCCTGCTGGTGAAAAGTCCTTTACTATTGGCGAGGAGGGTTCTCGTACTGGTTATGGTGAAAATGTTGAGTCTAATACTTTCAATATGAAAGTTAATAGGTTGGAAACTGTGGAAACTTATACTGGTGATAAGATTTTGACTGTTGGTTTATTTAGAATGGAAAAGGGGGACATTATACCCCCAGAAATATCAAAATACGTTCCTTCTGATAAAACAGAAAAAAGGGTTTTTGTTGTCGGAGAGGTGCAAACTTCATATAAAACAAATGTAGGGACAAGGGATAGTGGTGGTACTGTGTATGTTCCTGCTACTAAGCAAAATATAAGTGCCATTATTTCAAAGCTTACTCCATCAGACAAGGAAACAAGAAAGATGCTTGAAGATATTAATACTGGCAGGCAAAAGCTTGGTGATGGTAGGATAATCGGCGCAGCAACGAAGGGCGCCGAAAGGCAACCTAAGAGTGGTTTTAGTTTGTTAGAATTTGATAATATAGCATAATGAGTAAAGAGATACTAAAAGGCATATTTGAGGAGAACATAGCTCCTGTGCGTGAAGACATAACCTTTGAGGGTTGGGTAGATAAGATTAGGGATAACGAGGAGTACAAGGTGGGTTTATTTGAGAACTACGTCCAGCCGAGTATGCCTGAGGCCACATTTGAGGAGTTTAATTCTAATGCGTTTGGAAGCCTGGGAAAGGTGGAGGCCCCACTTGCTGGGGCGCAATCCGAAGAAAGTTTTTCCCCTACCGAATCCGTATCGAGCGAATTTGAGGTAGGGCCACCTGCTGGGGGAACGCCTCCCGGTGTTGAGCCAAAGGGTGCGCCGGTTGCTGAGGCTGCTGCGTTGGTTGGGGAGGTTGGCTCAGAGGGTGAGCCTACGATTATTGGGCAGGAGTTAGACCCTTACACGATTGTTGAGGAGGACGATAGGAATTTCTTTGAGCGTCTTTTTGGCGAGGAGCGTTATCGCAGGGTAACGGAGCGTGCGGTGGAAACGATACCGGCTTTGACTAGGTTATTTGGCAAGGCTGCTGCGAAGGATGTTCAGGAAGAGATAAATGATTTAGGTAGGGCTATGGAGGCTGACCCTGAGTTTGTGATTAAGGCTTCGCAGAATGGTCTTTTCACTACGAACAATTTAGCCACGTATTTAAGTCAAGAGGCTGCCGGGGATAAGAAGGGCGCCGAAGAGATAAATATGTTTTTAGAAAAGGGTGCAACGGGCAAGACTACTCAGTTTGAAAGGTTCAAGACGCTATATGCTCCAATCGAAAAAGAGCGCAACGAGGCTATACAAAAAGAGTTATTATCCAACAGAGATTATGTAGCGTTAAGGGGAAAGATAGATGCTGAGTTTAATAGTCAGCGAGTAGGTGTTGATGAGAAGTATGATTTTAAGGCTTTGATGGGTGAGGAGTTTAAGGTTGGCGAGAAGGAATTGTTGGGCAAGTACGAATCTGCCACGCTTGCTTTACCTATGCAATTAGAAACCAAGGCGAGTGAGTTGAAGTTTGACTATCAGACCAAGGTGAATAATGGGCAGATGGGTGTTAACGAAGCCAATGAAGGCTTAAAGCGTGATTTAGATGCTTATGGTGCGGAGTTGCAGAAGCAGAGTGATGAGGCGTTGGGGGAGTATAATTCCGGCGTTAGCGCCTTGGCCGAAAGGGTACAAAAGGGTGTTAAGGATAAGCCAGAGTTCAAGGCTTACATGGACGAGTTGAACGACTTGCGTAATGGGGTTGTTGAGAGTTTTTCTGGCGATTACCAAAAGATTCAGCAGGCGGTGTTCAACAATATTGCCCCTAAGTACAACTCTAAGATTGAGAGTGCTATAACGAATAGCATGAAGGGTGAAACTCCTTTGCTTAACAAGTCTGGGGTAAAGGGTAATATTGACAAGATTTTGGGAAATAGGGGTTGGGATTACTTACCTTTCGACCAGAAGAAGGCTGCGTTGGATACTATGTTTGGCACTGCCTTATCTAAGTTAAAGCGTAGTGGTGTTCAGATAAACGATGGTGTTGTTGCTGGGTTGCGTGCTGAGTTTGACGATGCGTTTATGGATAGGGCGTATTTTACCAAGAAGGGTACTCCTTCTTTGTTTATGGTAAAGACGCGTGCTATTGAGGAGGCTGAACGTCTTGACGAGATGCTTAAAGAGCGTGAGGCAAAGACTGGCACTAAGACATACACTTCTGGGATATATGGTTCGGAGTTTGGTGTTGGCGGTATGGGTTATGATGATACTGACGTTCAGGAGTTGCGGTTAGCGAGGGAAAAGTTACAGGAGATAATTGAGATGCCTGAAACGATGTCGGATAATGAGTGGTCGAATTTTTGGAATGGGTTAACTTCTGGGAAGGTTGTTGATTATTTGCCTTTTGTTTCTGGGTTAAAGAATTTGAGTGGCACGTTGGCGTTGTATCGTGCTGTGGGTAAGGACACTGAATCTGCCCGATATTTGAAAAACGCCGAAGCGTTAAATTCCACATACAAAAATATGTATGAGGTAAACAACATGGCTTCGGATTGGTATAGGGCTGGTAGGGGTACTGCCGAGAGTTTACCTTTTATGATGGAGTTTGCTGCCACCGCAGGGATAGGTAGTGGCGTAAGGATAGCAACTGAAAAGGTTGCTGTAAAGTTGCTTGGCAAACAGGCAGAAACGATGGTTGGCAAGTCGTTTAAGGTTCTTGCTGGAACGCTTGTTAGTTCGTTAGCGCAAACCACGTTAAACCCTCAGCGTTATGTAGATGAAACGTTGAAGCGTATGACGCCCCAGATGACTATTGCGTTTTCTCCTGAGGGTGATGATTTGGTTGCCATGTTAGACAGCAGTGATGCTGAGGGTGGCTTTGAGGCTGCGTTAAAAGGTTTTGGTGTAACCGCTTCCGAGTATTTCTCTGAGGGGTTAGGTTTTGCGGGAGCGAGGGCAATGAAAGCGTTGGGGAGTAAGATGTTGCAGAATGAGTTTTTGAAGAAGGCGTATGTGGGTTGGTATATGAGCAAGTTCAATTTAGATACACCTACTGCGTTTAAGAAGATTGCGGAGATGGGTGGTTGGAATGGATTTTTGATGGAGTTTGGCGAAGAGCTTGTAAACATACCGTTGACCAATTTGATTACTGGTGATGCGAAGGTAATGGAGGGCATCATTAAGGACGGGGAGTTTGATACTGAGAACTTGGCCGATATTGCTCGCACCTTATTGCCTATTAGCCTTGCTGGCGGTTCAGTTAGTTTGGGTGGTTTAGCTATCAACAAAATAGCCCCTGAGGGCGTTACGGTAACGTATAGGGACATTAACAACCTGCCTACTACCGAAACCATTAACAAGGGTGTTTGGGACGCTGTAACTGAGGTTATGAAGTCTCCTTCCAAGGTGCGTGATTTTATTGCGAATGAGTTACCTAAGTTAAAGGTAGATGGTAAGGGTAGGGAGTTAGTAACTTCTATGTTAGAGCGTTCTGCTATTGAGTTTGATAGGGGTGTTGTTGGTGTTGGTACGCGTCAGGTTGCTGAGGCTACTTCTCCTTTGGAGGTAACTTTCGAGCCTATTCCCGAAACGGGGGGCGCGCCGAAGGTTGAAATAATTGCCAAGCGTAGGCAGAAGTTAAACAAGGACAGGACTAAGTTAGTACCTACTGGTGGTTTTGATTATTTCGCAAAGGTAGGGGATAGAGAGGTTAAGTTAAGTGATGCTGAGTATAAGGCATATAAGGATAGCGGTGTGTTGCCTGAGAGTGTTTCGGCGGTTGAGGCTACTCCGAAAGTTGAGGGGGAGGCTGTTACTCCTGAGGCGGTTTCTCCTGAGGTTCCTGCGTTAAGAGATGTAGAGAGTACGGCTGAGGCGTTGGAGGGGGTTAATAATAAAAACCCACAAGAAATTATTGACGCTTCAAAAAAAATAGACAAAGTTGAATATATTGAAGAAGGTGAAGCAAGGGAAATTATAGAAAGTTACACTCATTATAAAAGTGGGAACTCAAAATCTCCAGCAACAAGATGGGCGGGATGGTTTCAATCTATAAACGCAGCAAATAAAAAGTTTATAGTTGAAGATATACAAAATGACCCTAAATTAAGAAATGCAATGCTTTCTTTATTTTTTGATGTATATAAGTCAGAGTTAAACTTCAAGGGCTCTTTTGATGATTTTTTAAATACCGAAATTACTCTTTATAGGGGTGTTACTTTGGCTGATAAAAAGGGCGTTGGCCAAGAAGGATTTTCAGCTTTTTCTACTACAAAAAATAGGGTTTCTGCATACGCTGATGAACAAGCCATAGGCAAAGGACAAGTTAAAGAAATTAAAATAAAGCCCATTGATACTTATGGTGCTGTGAATTATATTGGAGGTGGAGAGATAGAGGTTTTAGTCCCAACTGAATTTAAAAATGAAACAATAAGGCAAGATTTTATCAGGCTTTTAGAATTAAATATAGGATTGTTTAGTGAAGAGCAAACAGAGCTGCTTGAGAAATACTACGACAAAGAAGATTACATATCTGGATTGGCATTTATCAAATCTATAATTTCTTCCAAACCAAAACAACTTTCCGAAGCCTACCACAAGGCGAAGGAGGACGGAAGCAATCCTGAGTTAGTTAGTGCGGTAGAGGAGTTGTTAGGCAAACCCACCCAAACGCCCGAAGTCGCCGAAGGGCAACCTGCCGAGGTTATTTCCCCAGAGGTAGCGGAAGTGTTATCAACCGAGGACACCACACGTATTGCGTTAGAATCGCTAGAGGTGTTACCTGAGGGCATAGAGAGTGCCGAGGAAGGTGCGCGTATCTACCACGAAGCGATAGGCAAGGAGGAGCGTACTGAGGCTGAGGACGCTGTTGTTATGGCGGTGGAGGATGCGGTTATTGGTGGTGCGGTTGTGCCTGAGGTGGAAACTCCCGAAGCGGTAGAAACCGCCGAAACAGTTACCCCCGAAGAGGTATCTACCGAGGGTGTTACCCCAGAGGTTCCTGGGGTGGTGGAAGCCGCCGAAGGGCAAAGGCAGCCAAGTCGTGTAGCCACCTTTTTCTCTGGTGCAGGCACAATGGAAGCGTCTTTACCCAACGCCCAATCTGTTATGGCTGTTGAGTTCAACCCAGCGTACGTTGAAGCGTACAACAAAGCCTTTGGTGTTGAGTATGAAGCCAAAGATGTTAGGGATATTAACCCTGAGGAAGTGATAGCTTCTAAGCCGGACATATTCCATGCTTCTCCTGTTTGCAAGAACTTTTCGGCGGCCAAGAATAAACGAACAGTTTTGAAGTCAGATATGGAATCGGCTGATGCTGTTGCGAGGGTTATTCGTGAGGCACAACCACCGATTGTAACGATAGAAAATGTTCCTGACTACCAAGGCACTGTTCCATTTGAAACAATAGTAAAGGCGTTAGAAGATGCGGGCTACACCTTTGATGTTGGAGTTTACAACTCTGCGGATTTCGGTGGTGTTCAAAATAGGGAGCGTCTGTTAATTCGTGCTGTGAAGAGTGGCGAACTGCCACCTATCCAAGAGAAAACTGCTCCTGGGGATTGGTATTCTGCAATAGAGGATTTGATTGAAGGCGCTCCGGATTCAAAGTTTGAATCTAGGAGTGAGAGTGAGAATTGGGAGATGACTAGGATTAAGGATATGGTGCGTAAGGGTAAGTTAGATGCAACCAAGCCAATCATTACTATGGGTGGTTCTGCTTCTAGCGGTGTGGCTGCTGCTGCCAATGCTGGCGGCCCTGCGCCTACGTTATTAAGCACTTCGCGTTCTGTTCCAAGGATTATTTTGCCTGATGGCACAGTTAAGAGGGTAACTCCTGAGATGATGCGTAGGCTTATGGGATTGCCTGAGAGTTATCCTATACCTTCCAACCCAAAGATTGCGAAGGAAGTTTTGGGGAATGGCGTTGATGGAGCGTTTACTAGGGCGTTGATTGACCCGTTGTTGAATCGCGCCGAAACGCAACCCAGCGCCGAAGCGCAACCCAGCGCCGAAGGTTTAACTTCTAAGGAGAAAGCAGAACAAGCCAACAAGCGCGCCGAAGAGATAGCCGAAAAGATACGCAAGAATTTAAGAGGTAGGGGCGGCATTACAGGCATAACGCCTTTTTCTCGCGCCAAGCGTTTAGCGGAGGTGGATAGGGCTACCCTTGCGTTGATTAAGGATTACATTTACCAAAAGGTTCTTGCCGGTGCATACACCTTCAAGGATTTTGTGGAGGATATGAAGGAGAACAGCAAGCGGATTTTTGGTGTGCAGATTGAGGTTGCTAATTCTGATAAATCAATATTCCATTCAGCGCAGTCTCGTTTTGAGATAAACGATGCTTTTGCTCAGGAGATATTGGATTTGAAAGATGATTTTCTCTTTTCTATTGCCGCTATGTCTGGCCGAATGAATATGAATTTTCAGGAGTTTATATCTTCAAATAGTGCATTGGTTAACGGATTTGTGAATCGCGCCGAAAGCATTTACGGTTTAGACGATCAAGCTATGATGTTAGTGCAAGAGATGTACCAAGACGCGTTACGTGCTGCTGCCAACCGCGCCGAATCGTACACTACTCTAGAAGATGTAAAGAAGTTCCACGAAACCAAGGAAGAGTTGTTAGGCTTAGAGAGGGACATGGAAAGGGCGCGTATCAACGAAGAGATAAAGCGTAGGCGTAACTGGTTGAGCAGAAACTTTGACAAGTTCCAGCGTGCGTTTATTACTCCTGTGAAAAACTTTAATCGTGCGTTTGGGTATAGGGCTGGTAAGTTTTCCGATTACAGAACTTCGCAAGAGCGTGATGTATATTCTGCACGTAAGTATCGTATGGGTGCTTCCACCAAGGCAGGCAATTGGTACAATGCTATCCACAACAAGATTTATGGTGGGTTGTCTTGGTTTGAGAAGGTAGAGTTAGACAAGTATTTGATTTATCGTAGGATTGTAGAGGTTTCTGAGGTACGCAATCAAAGGGCTGCGGAGTATAAGAAACTCGAAGCTGAATTAGCGGCTGGCGTTACTCCGGTAAGAAAGCAAGAGATTAAGGAGGCTATGGCGGAGCTTGAAAAGGCGGGCATGGGTGAGGTTAAGAGTGGTTCGATTATGGTTGATGGTAAGAAGGAGGAATACACTGTTGCGCTTGCTGAGGCGTTTGTGAATGACATAAACGCTCGTAATGATGCTTTGGCAATCAAAATTAGGAATCGCGCCGAAATGTACACTGAGGCTAACAATGAGTTGTTAAAAATGCGTTTAGATTCAGGCGAAATATCTCAGGAGGCTTACGATTCAATGCAGAAGCGTGATTATGTTCGCAGGTTGTTTGTTGACCTTTCAAACACAACCTTAGATGAAGCAAATTATTCCCCTGTATCTAAAGAGATAAAAGCTATCAAGGAAGGTAGTGAGGACGCAATATTGGAGATGGATACTCAGGCTTTGTTGCAGATTAACGCTCAAATAACTTTCGATAGTGTTGCTAAAAACAACTTCATTAAAAAGGTTGTTGGTTGGTCGGAAGCTAAGCAGCAGGATTATTTAGACAAGGCGCTTGAAAAGTTCAAGGACGCTCGTGCTAGAACGGAGAGGTATCTTCGTTCTAGTCCTAGGCCATTAACTCAAGACGAGATAGACAGATTCATAAAGGAGCAGACGTTATTTATTCCTTTGAGTAATGATGCGAAGGTTCCTAGTGGGTTTACTGCGCAGAAGTATTTTGTAGATGGTGTTGAGAAGAGGGTTGCTGTTCGTAATGATATTGCAAACATATTTCAAACGCCAAGTGGAAGGGGTATTAACGAGAACAGTTTTGCTATTAAGGCTATATCTGCGCTTCTTTTAACTCCGGTCATTAAGGCTTCGGCGGTATTTGTAAACCCAGCGTTTGCGATAGGTAACTTTGCCCTTGACGTAATTCATGCGTCAATGGTTACTAGGGATTTGTATAAGTCGTTTACTTTTAACCTTGGTACTATTTTGGCAAAGGCTACGGGATATACTGCGGAGAACATATATCGCAAGGCGGTGAAGTATGGTGCTTCCCTTTTTGGTAGAACTGCCAGGGATTCAAAGTTCGAGCGTCTTGTAAAGGATTACTTTGAGCATGGTGGAGGTATGTCTGGCCTTTCCAATCCTTCGTCAAGAATGTATAGTGATAAGCTGTCTAGTAGTGCTTTGCGTAGGAGCTTTGGTGATGCTATGGATGGTATTATTGCTGTGTTGGACGTAATAAATTCTTTGCAATCGGGTTCGGAGCTTATTACTAGGGTTATTGTTTATGAGGCTGCATTGGATAAAAACATAGCGGCGTATAGGGAGAAGAATGGTGTTGACCCAGTTGGGGAGGATTTAGCGTTAATGAAGATGTCTGCGGCGGCGAGTTCTGCTGATTTGATTGATTTCAGGGAAGGCGCCGAAGCAACAAAAGCGTTCGACCAAACCCTTCTGCCTTTCTTAAACGCTATGATTCAAGGTGCCAAGGCAGAGATTGATTTTGCATCCAAGAATCCTTTACTTGCTGCTGCAAGATTGGCAGAGTTTGGAGGTATGGCACTTGGGGCTGCTCTGTACAATGCTAATTCCGGAGATGAAGATGAAAAAGAGGGTATCGTTGGCTACAATGGTATTACCGATTACATAAAGTCGAACTTCTTTGTAATGATGATGCCTTGGACTAAGAAGAATGAGCGTGGGGAAATTGTCCGTCCGTTCATATCAATTAAGTTGCCTGCTGCGTTAAAGGCCACGAACATTTTGGTTAGCGGTATGGTTGCTGACCAAGGGGCGGAGAATACTATTGGCCAAATGGCAAGTGCGTTAGAGGGTGGTTATGTTCCTGAGATTGGTTCTGTATCTCCTACCGCCCAGATTTTTATGGCTTTGAATTACAATAGGGATGCGTTTAGGAAGGGCGCTCCGGTGTATCGTGGTAGGGCAGACGTGTTATTAACTGAGCGTTTCAACGCAGGGGAAACGAAGGCTATTTATCGTGATTTGTTTGGTGCTATGTATGATTTAATCAATGAGGATGGCGAGAATGAGGGTGTTTTAGGTTTTGATGAGGCGGGGCCGGCGCAATGGCAAGCGGCTTTCGAGAAGGCAATATCTTCAAACAATCCATACTACCTTGGCATTACGTCCACCTACGCGACCATATCTTCGCTATACGGCAAGGATAATAAGAAAGAGGTAGATGCGCTTATGGACGAGAAGTTTGCTGCCTTAAATGCGTTTGGGAGCAGAGTATATCGCGAGCCGAATAGTAGTGTTCAGCAGAAGAATATGAAGGATAGGAAACAGGTTGATTTCCTTCGCGACCAGATAGGTTCTTGGCAAAAAAAGAACGATGATGCTATTGAGTTTGCTGCCAAGACGATACGGGATATTAACAAGTTAGAGGGTAACTCGAAGAATGTTAAAATAGATTTATTCTTTGACAGGGAGGTGTTTAATTATATTTCTGATGCTCAAATGATTAAGGGGATAAAGGATCAAGGCATAAAAGATATTCCTGAGAACTTAGATGACCTTAATAAAGTTATCAATAAAGAGCAAACTCGTTTGTCGTTGAGACTTTTAGAAGAGTTTAAACCAAACTTTGTTTTCAAGCATCCGGCGTTAAAGAGTTATGCGCAGAGTGAGGATTCTTATGTTGGTTTAAACGCCGAAATGATTAACAAAATTGCTAAAGAGTATGACAGTTCTAGGAATAGGAGGTCATATCTTATTGCGTTGAAGTTTGTTGCTGGTGATGATTTTAAGAATATCGTTCAACAAATTGGGGCGCACGAAAGGGACTTGTCTGTTGTAGAAGGTATTACAGAAACTACGAGTGCAACTAAGTACAAGCGACTTTATCTTCGTCCTGATAATAGAAGCTCAAAGCCAATATCCTCCGAGTCTGCAATAAACAATTTGATACTGCTAAAATATTTATTGACAAATGAGTAACTACACCAAACCGAAATTAAGGGAGAGCATTAAGGATAGGGTAATGGCTTCTAGCAAGGGTGGCAAGCCTGGCCAGTGGTCAGCGCGGAAGGCACAGCTTTTATCTCAGGAGTATGAGAAGAAGGGTGGGGGGTATAGTGGCGGCAAGAGTGGTGCCCAGAAGAGTTTAAGTAAGTGGACTAAGGAGGAGTGGGGTACTAAGAGTGGCAAGCCTTCTACGCAGGGGCCGAAGGCTACTGGTGAGCGGTATTTACCAAAGGCAGCGCGTGAGGCGTTATCGCCGAAGGAGTATGCTGCCACTTCTGCCAAGAAGCGTAGTGATACTGCCAAGGGCAAGCAGTTTAGTAGTCAGCCCAAGAAAATAGCAACCAAAACAAGTAAATATCGTGGAAAGTAAGTTCAAGAAATTGCAAAAGAGTGTAGCCAAGGGCTACGCCGAAAAGGGTAGTAAGAAAGCTATGGAGATTGGCGCTGCCGTTGCGTATAAGCAGGGTGTCAAGAAATATGGCAAGGAGGTTATGACTAAGAAATCCATTGCCGGAAAGAAGAAAAAAAAGTAGTATCTTTGAAACAAAAATTGTTATGAAAGCAACTACCAAGGGTGGTTCAACCACCAAAACAAAAGTTACCACTAGTGGTGGCTCTGGAAAGAAAGTAAAAGTAACCACTAAATCCTGTTAATTATGTACGGAATGAAGAAAGCTGGCGGTAGCAAAACCGCTAAAATGGGCAAAATGGCTGGCAAAATGGCTGGCATGGTTGCTGGTGCTAAGGCTGGCGCTAAGGCTGGCAAGGCTATGGGCAAAATGGCTGCTGCCAAGGTGTCTAAGAAAAAATGAAGAAAGACTCTCGAATAGAGCGTGCAGGTGTGGCTGGGTTTAATAAACCTAAGGCCACACCTTCCCACCCTACTAAGAGCCATATTGTAGTGGCTAAGGAGGGTGATAAGGTAAAGACTTTGCGCTTTGGTCAACAGAATGTCAAGACCAACCAAACTGTCGGGCAGAGGGAGGCTTTCAAGTCTCGCCATGCCAAGAACATTGCGAAGGGCAAAATGAGTCCTGCGTATTGGGCAGATAAGGTAAAGTGGTCTAGTTCCAAGACAAAATCTCCATCTAAGAAATGGGTTAAGGGAAGCTAATGTTACAGATAAATTTCACCGCCAATCTTGCAGAGAATTGCAAGGACATCAACTTGGTAGATACTACTGGGGATTATGATGCTGTAAACAATCCGGAAGGGTGGGGGGCGCCGAATGCGTCCACCTCTAACATTTCCCAGTCAAACATATACATAACCCCTCCAAGTGGCATAAGCTACATCATAGGCGCCACAGCGTTACTAAACGATGAGCAGACTATCTTAGGCACTTCAATAGGCTATACTACCAAGTTGCCTGATGGCTATTACGACATAAGGTATGAGGTCCAGGGCACGTTTGGTGGGAATAGTGGTGTGTTGAGTAGTGAGCGTAAGAACGTGTTGTTTTACGGCAATGTATTCTGTTGCATTGAGAAGATGAATGTTGAGGGGGATTGTTTGTGTGAAACCTCTGAGCTTGAAGATATGCTGCTGTTGTTTGAGGCTATGAAGGCCGCCGATGAGTGTTGCGATATTGTTTGTGCCAAAAAGATACTTAATGAATTAACCAGGCGTTGTGCCAAAAAATGTAATTGCTGATGAGCTGTAATTGTCAAGATACTCCTTGTTCGTGTGTAGATGGGTTGAACTCGTTTACCACTTTAGCGGCTAGTTTCACTCAGCCAGGTGTTGGGTTAAATGTTACCGTTTCCACCACTAACCTCGGCCAGTTGAATAACCGGTGGGTGGGTGTTAATCAGATTTTATATGTTGTGGGTGGTGGTTACTACCAAGTGGTTAGTATCCCTAGCTTAGTATCTATCCAGCTTAAAAACTTGGGATATACTGGCAATGCTGCCCCTGCCGCTACGGTTGCTTCTGGGGGCAATGTGTCCCCAGGTGGGTTAGCTGGGGTTACCGGCCCTTCTGGGGTTAATGGCACTGTATTGTTGTTTAACGACCACACTCAGCAAACTGCGACTTCTAGTGCCACGTTATACACTTACTCAATGCCCCAAGGCACGTTAGCGCCGAATGGATCACAGCTAGAGTTAGAATTTTACATAAACACTTCTGTCAGCCCAAACACAAGGAATATGCGTATTGGGATTGGGGCCACTACCTTTGTTTTCCAGAACTTAGGATTATCTTCAAGCACTTTCGTTCAGAGGGGCTATGCTACGGTTACGAGGCTCAGTGCAACAACTGTTGCAATTTCTGTGAAGTCTGAGACATCTACTGTTTCCGGGAACTTAATCACTACGGAAAACTACTACACTACTTCTGCTGCTGTTACGAACTTGGATAGTGGTGGTGCCATTGCTATTACTTTGCAGAGTGTTATCTCTACTACGGGCACAATAACTGCCGAATACTTTACAATTAAAAGAAACTTGATATGATAGTCCAGTCCTACAAAACGATTGCAATAGGTGTAGCCAATTTAACTTTGGAGGGGGCTTCTTCTGCTTCCACGTTAAACTTGGATGAGAATGACCTTTTGAAGTATTATGTAATGACTACTGCTGGGGTAAGTTTATCTTCTCCGCTAACGATTGCGTATGGTGGGGCAGGTACTCCTCCAACGGGAATGGTTGGAATGTTTTTCTTCCCTGGGGGTGTTACCTTGGGGGCAAATACTTTCACGATATTTGGGTATGCGTTGAGTGCTACTGAGGCGTTGAAGGGCGCTGTGATTGCGGTGGTGTATAATGGTTCTGCTTTTAGTGTTTCTGTGTTACCGGCGGCAAATGCTACTGAGTGGATAGAAACTGGAGATATTGCTGCCTTGGCGGTTACTAATGCCAAGATAGCGACTGGTATTGATGGAAGCAAGGTTTCGGTTGGTAGTATGCCTGCTGACAGGTTAGCTGCTGCGAGCATTACAAATGCTCAGTTGGCCACCATGCCGACCTTGACTATTAAGGGCAACAATACGGGGGGCGCTTCCACTCCCATTGACCTTACGGCAGCTCAGGTATGGGTGATGCTTGGGGGTCAAATCTTTACTGCTGCTGCCGGCACGAGTAGTTTTGTGCAAAATGGTAGTGGTTCTACGGCTGCTGGCAATTATGCTGGGGCTGTTGGGCAGAGTAATGTTGCCAGTGGTCTTAATTCCTTTGCTCAGGGCAACGGAAACACCACGAGTGGGGCTAGGGCTTCGGCTAGTGGCAATGCCAACACAGCGAGTGGTTCTAACTCAAAGGCTGTGGGGGATAGCAACGTTGCTTCTGGGGTTAATTCTTTCGCTGGGGGTATAAGCTCTACGGCGAGTGGCACTCAGTCATTTGCGTATGGGGAGGGTGTTACTGCTAGTGGCAATAATTCTATTGCTTTAGGTGAAGATGTAACGGCTAGCCGGGAGGGTGAATTTGCCCGAAACAATGGGAACACTGTAACGCTCCGCAAGCATGCTATTAACTTATTGCAATCTGCCACTACGAATGCTACTCCAGCAATAATGTTTTTGGGGGATAGTGGTTTATCGTTTAACGTGCCCACTAATTCTTCTGTTGCGTTTAGCGCTTTAGTAAACGCCGTTCAGGATAATACTGGTGGCGGTGGCGCCCCTGGAGATAGTGCAAGTTGGCATTTGACTGGCTTGGTTAAGAATGTGGGGGGTACTACTTCCCTTGTGAATGGTATTAACTTCGACACTACTTTGTCGCGTACTATTCGCGAAGCGGGAACGGCTCAGGCTGGTGCTGCTGGCACTATTACCTTGCAGGCTGGTGCTACTTCCATTACCAATGCGTTTGAGCGCTCCTACATTTACATCATTAGCGGTACCGGTTCTGGGCAGAATAGGGAGATTACTGCGTACAATGGCACTACGAAGGTTGCTACGGTATCTCCCAACTGGAGTGTTAACCCTGACAATACTTCTGTGTATCGTATTGTTACCCAAGAGCATTATCAGTCCACCACTATTGGTTGGGACGTGAATGCTGTGGCAAACAATGCTACTGACACGTTGGATATAACGGTAACTGGTGAGGGGAGCAAGAACATTGTTTGGTATTGCCGGTTAGAAACCATTGAATTAGGGTTCTAATGGAGCCATACAAGTATGTGTGTAAATACTTAGATGCTTTGCACTCAGGGAACTGGGAGAAGGCTGAGGAGTATTTGGCATGTGCTAGGAAGGGCATTGTTGTTGTTATTCCCGACCCGAATGTTATCGGCCCCAATGTTAGTTTGTATGTAAATGTTTGCAGTTATTTAGATGCTTTGCATTCTGGGAAGTGGGAACTCGCCGAAAAGTATCTTGCTTGTGCGAGGGCTTCATATTTACTTTCAGGCTTACCCTTATTAACTGAGGGGGATGAGCCACTCCTTACCAATTTAGACGAAGAAATACTAGTGTAATATGCCAAGAATATCAAATTTACCACCGGCCTCTACGGTCAACGGCCCAGATTTACTACCCATTGTTCAGGGTGGAACCACGAAAAGGGCTACTAAAGACCAGCTTGTAGCTTCTACCTTGGCAGTTGCCAATGCAGCACAGGTAGATGCCACACAGGCCATTGCTGATGCTTCTAGCGCTCAGGCTACGGCTACTAGTGCATTGGCAAATGTAAACACTGCATTGACTATTGCCAATACAGCCCTTTCGCAAGTAGGCACGGCAGTTCAAAAGACAGGCGATACGATGACTGGCGATTTGGATATGGGTAACAACCAAATTGAAAACTTGGGTACGCCGTTTGGCCCCGCCGATGCGGCAACCAAAACATACGTTGACACCGCCGATGCCTTGAAACTTGACAAATCAGGCGGCACAATGACAGGGGCATTGAACATGGGGGCACAAAGCCTTACTAACCTTGGCACGCCAACAAATAACAGCGATGCGGCGAATAAAGGCTACGTGGATAGCGCATTGGCTGGCAAACAGAACACTGTTGCCACCACTACGGGGGTTGCTGTTGCATTGGTTACGCCGCAAGAATACGGCACTTATGCCGCACCCGAAACGGGCAATATTGCAGTTAGCTTGACCAATGCGGTGCGAGGCATTGACCAAATAGTTTACCACGATGATACGGTTGCACCGACAATTGTGGTAACAGGGGGCACGGCAATCAAGTTCGGGCCGATTGACTACAACCTTGCCAAAGTGAACCTGATTGTTTTCTTTTGGATGGGGGGCACGAATGTAGGTTACATCATAACACCAGCGGTTTAACATGAGGCGGTTGAGGTTAGAAATGATGGCTGGAGAGATAGGTCTTGACCCTGATGCAGTTGCTTTTTTGGCTGCGGCTGGCATTACCGACGGCACAATAACATCGGCAATAAACAATTTGGTTATTTCGCTCAAAAGTTTCGGCATTTGGACTAAACTAAAAGCCATTTACCCATTTGTTGGGGGCACGGCCACTACGCATAAGTTTAACTTAAAAGACCCGCAAGATGCAAACGCAGCGTTTAGGTTGGTTTTTTCTGGCGGCTGGACGCATTCTGCAAACGGGATTCAGGGCAACGGCACAAATGCGTATGCGGACACCTTCTATGTTCCAAATGCTGAATGTGATTCATTGCAAAATTCAATGTCATTTTATTCAAGAACCCAATCAAATCTTGGCAATCCTTATGAAATTTTTTCTGCGAACAATTCGGGTAATAATATAAGGCCTTATGGTCTATTGGTAAGATTTAACACTAACCAGTCTTTTTATGCAAATGGTGCATACAATCTTTTTGTTTCAAATTCAGATAGCCGAGGTTTTTTTCAAGCATTTACTGATTTAACAAATCAAATTTTATTTAGAAATTCTTCACAAATAGGGTCAATTGCAATACCAAATAACCTGATAAGCGGGTTTTCACTATACATTGGAGGCTCAAATGGAGCTGGAACTGCTGGACAGTTTAGTAACAAACAATGTGCATTTGCCTCACTTGGTGGCAGCAAACTTACAACAACCGAAGCTGCCAACTACTACACCACCGTACAAGCATTTCAAACCACATTAGGCCGCCAAGTATGATAACACGAAACGAAATACCATTAGGCCAAGAAACCGAGTTTGTTGGCCTCTTAACCGAAACGCAAAAGGATAGTTTGGTAGGGCAGCTATTTGCCCCTGACAGCTACTACAACCCAATTCAAGATGGCAACGAGCCGCCCAACTGGGTGATTTCGGTTGAGGAGATTGACCAAACAACCAACGAAGAATTTATGTGGGTTAAGGATTTGCCTTTGATTCCTTGGGTTGCCCCTACACCAGTAAACCCATTTGAAGATGCGACCAATTAACCACATCGTTCTGCACACAACAGCCAGCAACATAACGGCCACGGCTGACAGCATTAACCGATACCATAAAAAGGTACTGAACTGGGGTTCGCCCGGTTACCATTTTATCATTGAACGGGACGGCAAGGTAGTGGACAACTGGCCAATTGAAAAGACCACCAACGGGGTAAAGGGCCATAACCACGATAGCATTCATATCAGCTACATCGGCGGCATTGATGCCAAGGGTAAGCCTACCGACAACCGTACTAAAGAACAGAAGCAAGCAATGGCAGAACTGGTTACCAAGCTAACCGATAAGTTCCCAAACGCTAAGGTATTAGGGCATCGGGACTTTCCGAATGTCAACAAAGCCTGCCCATGTTTTGGTGCTGGGGCTTGGTGGGCAGAAGTAAAAAAAGAGTTATGATCCGAATTGCCATTCTTTTCCTTTTACTATCATCGTGCATTACTGAGAAGAAGTGTAATGAGAAGTTTCCTCCAAGGGAAAGTGTTGAGGTTCGTGATTCTATTGTGTATCGCGATACGACTATAATCATTCCTCCGGACACTATATCCTTTACGTTTATAGATACGTGTCAGGATATGGATACTGTGTTTATTACCAAGAAGGGAAAGGTTCGGGTGATACGTGAGAAGGGTAGAATGTGGGTGGATTGTGTTACGGCGCCGAAGGATTTTATAGCCACCTTACAAGACCTCCACCGCCACACGATACGCACCATAGTAAAGGGATTGACATGGTGGGAGAAAGCCTTTATTTTGATTGGTAAATTCTTTTTATTTTTGTTGTTAGCAAGTATGCTATATGTAATTGGGAAACGATGGATAAGATAACTTTTAAGGCAACGCTGTTGTCATACATTTCGGTAGTGATTTCATTCTTTATCCCATTAGCCCCTTTATTAGTGCTAGTGTTTTTCGCTGTGGTTGCTGACACCTTTGTTGGCCGGTGGTATGCTAAGAGGACAGGGGAAGTGATAACAAGCAAGAAAACTAGGGAGGGTTTTACGGCCAAGATGGTAAGCTATTGTGGTGGCCTTACCTTTGTTTATTTGCTTGATTCTTGGGTGTTGAATGAGCTTGTGATGATGTACTTCCCGAAAGACCACTTTTCAACGCTTCTAACGGCCTTATTTTTGATTTGGATAGAATATACCTCGGTAGATGAGAAAGTCAAATGGGCAACAGGAAATGGCATTACAGACAGGGTATTTGACTTTATCAAGAAGGCAAAGAAAGGATTAGGTATTATCCGGAGTGTCAAGCCTGATTAAATGTGCTGTTCTTTGTGCCGACCCCAATATGGCGAAGCACTATGAAGATGTTTTAACAGACAAGGGGATATATTGCGTTAGGAAGAGGGGGTTTGAGATGATTGTTTCCTTTGACAACAAGTTTTCCCCAGATTTATACTTTGTAGATTTCTCTTGTATTTCCTTTAAGGGGATAGAGGTTATGTATATGATAAAAAAGATTAGGGCCATAACCATGTCTCGGAAGGTTTTTATCCGCCGAAAGGTTCACATCATAGGCTATGGCGCCAATCGTCATTTGTTTAAAATAGTAGATAGGTGGGTGGATTCAGTCCACGATATTTGATTGTCGAACCACACAATCATTCCCTTTTCATCTTTCTTTACATTAACCAAATCTTCCTTATTGACTATTAGCATAGGGGATATGGAGTGGGTAATGCTAAAGAGTTGGTGGGGAGTCTTCACTCTTTTTTTTAGTGGTTCTACGCCGTTTATTAGGATTGTCAGCAGATCGTAATCCTCCATCGGGAGCATGTGCTTCATCAGGAATTTGAGTGTTTTGAGTTGTATCTTCTTCATAAAGTCCAAATAGTTGTAGTAGTTGTAATGGGAAATCCTCTCTTAGTGCATTGGCACGTTTCCCTTCGGCGTGGCGTTTATTCCAGAGGGCTTTAAACTCCATGCCTTTTTTAAGCATGGCCTTCTGTGCGGCTTGCATATCGGTTTCCCCTTCGGCCACTTGGAAGGTGATGTTTTTGGCAGACTCAATAAATTTGCCAAGTATCTGCTGGTCGTTTTCTACGGCCTTATCGTTTATTTTTCTTTGTCTTCGGTTCATGATAAAAGTTAAAAAGCCCCAGCTGTTACACTGGGGCTGTGGTTAATTTAGAATGGGAAGTCCTCATCATCGCTCTCGGCCAAGAGTTCCTCTTCCCCTTGGGTTAGAGGCTTATCTGTTTCCGGGGTGGTGGGAGCTGTGCCAAAGTATGCCTCTAGGTAATCCTCTAGGAGTTGCCACACGCCCTTGCCAGACTCTTCCTCTTGCGGGGTTGTTTGCTCTAGGGTGAACTTGGGGAACTTGTAGGATACAGCGCCTTTCTTACCGGAGCCAACCTCTGAGAATTTAACTGCTCCATCGTACATGCGGTTGTTCTTTTGGAAATCAACCCATGAGTTAAGGGCAGCGCCGGAGAGTTTGATGTTGCCAAGTTTAACCTCGCCATCGACTTCTATTGCGATGTAAATGGAGGAGGTAAACTTAATGCCTTTGGGCAGGCTTTCTTTCATTTGGCTATACAGCCCTTTTTTAATTACCCCAGACTTAGTTCTGACGGTTATCTCTTGCTTTGTGGTGTCCCTCACCTCATTGGCATACACGCCTTGGTTTGAACTTTCGTCAAAACCGGTGATGGTGCTAAGGACATCTAGCACAATAAACCGCCCCAGTTCAAATGGGACTCTGGTACCTGCTGCTTTATCATAGTAGCGAAAGTTACCATCAGCACCACCCCACTCTAACCAAAGAGTGCAAGGGTGCTGGTTTGTGTTACGAGGCTTAAATCTGCTCATAGTTTAACGGATTAGTGGTTAAAATTTTTTGCCGTAGGGCTTTAGTTCTTTGATAATGTTTTTGATTGCTGTGGCGTTTCTAACTAGCCGGAAGGAAGCTTTGCTCATAGTTTTCTGGGCAGTTTTGCATCCATTTTCGGCTTCTTCAATGTGGAGTTTTAACTCTACGGACAAGTCCTCAATGTTAGCTAGTAGGTGTAGTGCTGCTTGTTTCATCTTTTACGAATATGCCACCTTGTGTCTTGCCAGTACGGTTTTTGATTTGTTCCCATGCTAGGGAAAGACATTCGGCGAGGTTAATGTTTCGGAGTTTACAATAGATTATGAGTGTTACAAGCACGTCTCCCACAGCGTCTTTTTCCTCTTCTTCTTTGTTTTTAAGCAGTGCGCTTGCAAGCTCACCACCTTCCTCAAAGAACTTTAGGAGTTGGGATTGGGGGGAGGTTATGCCTCTGGCATTTGCCCAGGCTTCAATGCTTGGGATAAGGGTTTCGATTGGTGTGGG